AACGGTATTACTGGTAACTCTTGCTACGGCTGTTTGTGCACTTTCCCAACTAACATCTTTTGTATCTAAAGAATACTTGATTACATAATGAGATATATCGATGTCATCATTTGGGGTCCATTCAAAAAGAGCCAATCCGTTTGTAACAGTAACCCTAAAGTTTTTAACATCTTTAGGAGGTGTTGAACCGCCGATAAATTTAACATTGTTCATAAACAAAGCATCCGAAAGCAGTTGCAAACCTGTTTGACGTTGATAACGAATGCTTATATCATAATACGACCCGTCACTAAGACCTGTTAAAACTAGTTCGTTCGAATCATTTTTCAAAGTATTTGGTACAAACCATTCAGTAGCACCTGTAATTCTCATCTGTATTACCGGAATTACTGAACTTTCATTAATATTTTTAAGAGGTATAATCATAACCGAAGTTAAAGAACCATCGGAATTTCTAATCATGACAGATTCGTCTGATTGAATTTCTCCATTTAATTCAGGAGCATAAGGTTTGTAAAAATCTCCGGGAATTGTAATGTTGCTTGTCCATTCAGGAAACTCTTCAATCGGGTCAAAACGTGCCGGGGAATAGTCTACAGCGGTAATTGTGGCCGTTTCATTACTGGCGGTTTTTATCTGTGTTATGATTAAATCAAGCTCTTTGCCGTCTTCAACAAATGCACAAAGACTACCGATGGAGGGGGCATTTTCAGCCGTTAAAGGTTGTGCGAAATTAAATGTATCACTGGTTCCGACAAATTGCTCCAGCAAATAATAATTAAAACCTTTGGCATTATTATCACGAATACGAACTGCAAAATTCTTCGTTGTCGGAATATTTACCTCATCGTCAATAACAAAACCTGTAACATTACCTGTATCGTCTATAAGCAACTCTTTAATACGCCCCTGCCCGACACCGACAAGAATAACATCGTTAACAAGGTTGATACGGTCGCCGCGGTTAAAAGTAAGATGTTCGAAATCCATTTTGAATGAATGGGTTTCCGGTTGCAACAAAGCCGTAGCAAAATAACGTCTACCATACCAATAAGCTAAATCAGCATTTGTACAACTCGCAAATTCCAAACGTTCAAATAATTTAGCATTGCTTTCGTCAAATCCGTCTCTGTAAACAATGCGTTCGTCAGTTTCGTAACCTGCTTCAGCGTTGCGAAATTCAACACGCAAAGCATCAGGAAGTTCTGGATAACTGATATTTCCTTTATAATCCCAACTGTTACGAGGTGTTACCAACCCTTTAACATAAGGGCGTTCATTATCGATAACAACACTAAAAATATTATTAACTTTTGATAATGTTGCAACACCCGCAGCACAAATATCATTTAAAACATCGTCAATACTTGTATCTGAATCTACAACTTTATTAAACGTAAGATTCAATGAATTACAATAAATCCACCACTCTTTCAGCTTTTCCAAATCAATTTTATCATCAGTAATTTGTTCATGCTTTGCAAAAGCCGGAGACTGTAAAACATATCTGAAAATGTCTGCCGGATTAGAGCTGGCAACATCATTTTCCCAAAGATTTGTTTCAGGATTATAAGATTTGATAAGAGTTGAAACAATGGCGTTGTAAGACGATATAGTACCGTTCAACTGGTCTGTAGCTTTAATTCTTATAGCTGTACCGGAAATATCCGGAAAATTAACCGGGTTCCGATAAGTTATAGATTTTAACGCTGTCCAATACGAATCATTCGACAAAGCTTCATCATTCGAATCATTCGTTAAACGAGTAACTTTTATTTGATATTGACCTCTAACCGGGAAAACAATTCGCCGAGAAACTCTTAAAACTCTTGAAGTTGCGTCAGTTACTGTCATTGTTGAAGTCGTACCAAGAATACTACCACTTCCAACAGTTATCAAAGCGTTTGATTTATCAGCAGCGTCGGTCGTAACAACAAAATCATCGATACTTTTAATCGAAGAGCCTACAAGGTTTTGTCTTAAATCATGAAAAGAACCATTTTCATAATAACCAAGATAAACATATTCAGAAGACAAAGACGGATATTCAAGTCTGTTAACTTTAGAATCAACAGAATGAATACTTATATCACCGGTTTGTGTATTTAAAGCAAGAAAATAACGACGGCAAACCCAAGTATTTAAAAATCTGTATAACAAATAAACACTTATATTAGCAGTTATCGACTGTTCTTTGATTGTAGCACCGTTGATTGACGTACTCCAATCTTCTGTATTAACCGGAGCGTATTGAACCTCAAATTGAACGGTAGTTTTTAATTTTAATCCTGCATATTTACCGGCAGTAATAACTTGTACTAATCCCTGAAACGTAAAATCCAAAATACATTCGTCACAATCTTTCTGCGTTACGCGAGTGAAAGGGGATTCAGCTTTTGTAACTTTAATGCTAAAGTCTTCCTGATACACGTCATTAGCATACAATTTTGTGCCGGAATTTAAATCTGCATCAAGCTTGTCTTCAATTTCCACATAATCATATTCGTCTAAAGCTGTTTCACCTAATTTACGTTCAACAACACTTACTTTTCCGTATCCATAAGTAAATAACTGACGGCAATATTGATCGTTACTACTGCTCTCTGTATAAGGAAGTGCGGCTTGCGGAGGGAACATTCTGTTTGTTCCCAAATTAACCGGTATAACCCCGAATTTATTAACAGCGTTCGAAGCACCCTCAACAAATTGAGTTTGAGATTCTTTATAACTTGATGTACCAAAAGATTGACTTGGTGTTGACATAAGCGAACTTGTCGCCATAGAGAGCAACATCGACCCACCGATCATTACTACTCCATATGTTGCTGCATAAGCGGCCGCGGCCAATCCTGTAAAACCACCTATACCAGCACCAAACGCCCCTGCCCCTGCTGCTACAGCAGCATTACCGGCCATCAAAGCTAAACTCCCTGCAAGAGCAGGTATAGCTATAGCGGCAACTATTACCGCAACAGCCGTGAGAACATTCTTACCACCGTCACCCCCTCCTGTGGGGATATAATTAAGCCCTACAAGCTGACCTTTTTTAAGTTGTTGACCCCATTTTTCTTCCGGTAATATTTCACCGTCGAGCGTTACAACAAGTCTACAATCAACAAAATTAAAAGGTACAAGTTTATTGACAATTTCCCTGGGTGTTTTGCAATTTTCGAGATGCAGGGTTTCAAAATCTTGCCTAAACGGCAAAACAGATTTTTGAACAATTATGTCTTCATTTAACATATCTGTAAACCCCTGCAAGCCTTAAACACCATTGTTTATCTCGATTGTACTCGCTTATATGCGTTCCAATCCCTTTTTCCGTATGTAGCATTAATCCTTTTTCAACCACAAGCGCAACATGACATGGAGCGCCCAAAATGTTAAAAACAAGTACATCGTAAGCTTGTTCTTCGCCTTTAGGTATTTCATGCCAATTCTCACACTCATTTTTGCACAAGGTAGTTATATGCCGAACGTCTTTTATGCTATCATAGTCTAATAACAGAGGTAAATCAACATTAAATTTTTCTTTATATACGACAGTTACCAAGCCCCAACAATCACAGCCGTTTTTAGAACGACCATGATCTGCAAAAGGTATTGATATATATTTGTCACTCCACATTAGAACAATCCCGGAAAACCAGACGGTGTAAAACGACCGCAAGGAAATGGTTCAAGACCAAGGTAATCAACAGACAAATCCCCGGAAACCGTAAAAGCATCATAACTGACATTAGTAAGCTTAAAGTCCTTAAACTCTAATTCTACAGCGTTCAAATCATTAGACAAAATTACCTGAATATCAACATTAATGGCTGATTTGGTTTCTCTGGCATATTGTACAATTTGTCTATTGACGTTATCAATCGTTAATTTTGCTGTTACAGCCCCGGTTTTATCGTCTTGCGGCAAGACAATGTTAAAAGGCAAGAAAAGATACCTTTGCCCGTTACTTGTACAACCATAAACATTTTCGCCCAAATCAGCAAATTTTTCAACTGGTGTACTGCAAATTCTTATAGCGTCAGGCAAATCATTTGTTCGCAATGTCAATAAAATGATGACGGCAACGTCTGTTTCCTGAGCGTATGAAACTTGTCGTAAATTATCACTAATCACGGTAAGAACTCCAGTTGAACCGAAACTTGCCAAAGACTTTCAACAAAAGTTGCGCTAGGGGCGGCGATAAAACGAGCGGAAACTGTTGTTTTTGTATCAGGACGAGGGAAATAAAATACGGTAGCATCGTTATCGTAATAAAAATCCATAAATTCGTCAAAAACATCTTGTTTCATATACATTGAAAATGAAACATTCATTAATTTCATAACTGTACGGCGCCGTTTTTTTGCTGGCCCAATATCCATGTCAGAACTTAAAACACGGCTAACTGGTAACAATTGAAAATTGTCTCTTAATATTTTAAATTTCGAAGGCCAAATTATCATTTTTACCTCATAACCAATCGACGATTACTATAAGCATTTAAAGCATTATTTGAATAAGAACCTTGTTGAGTCATCTTTTGAGCAACTGTTTGGTCTATCAATACATCAATTTCAGTTCCTTGTCTAGTTTCTCGTTGATTTACACTTGCCTGAGCATTTGAATTATTAATAACGTTAACAACTACATTATTACCGCCTATACCTTCGGCATCGACACCTAAAGAACCATCTGGACCGCGACGTAAAGGCATAACAGCCTCAGGACCAGCTTCACCCATTACACCAAATTGTCCACCGTTTGCAAATTTAAATAATGTTGGTGAGTTATAAACACCGTTGGTAAATGCTCCACCTTTAGCGAAAAGCCCTGCGTCTGCCATTCCTGCATTAAAAGCATCGTCGTACCCTACGTAATCAAAACCACCAGAAGCTGTTGAAAATTCAGCACTATTACCGGAAAACCAACCGGCAGCCCCCATAGCGTTGAACAAATAATCAACACCAACATCCGTCATTTTACTTAAAATACTATCTAAAACATTCAATGCGGCATTACCAAAAGCTTCCCAAGCGGACGCTCCATCTCGCAAACCTGTACGCATGTCTTGAAAAAACGAATTGGTTATTGATTTAGAAGTGTTGAAAACATCGTTTAATTTTTCAGTTTCTTCTCTTGTACGAGCTAAACTGTCCGAAGCTTCTTCTATATATGCAATTTTATCCGGTGTTAAAGGTATCCCGGCATTTGTTGCTTGATTCATTAAATCTGCTCTTGTTTTTTCATACTCGGAAGTATATGTATCAACACCAATGAGCCGTTGTTCAAGTTGTGCTCCGGATATATCCTGATTCATTTGGTTCTGTAAATCCGCCCAAGCTTCTATAACTTTTTTGGTTTTTTTATCTATCTTATTCAAACTGTTAGACCATTCTTCAAATTTCGCAGACGCCGCAGACGCTACTGAACCAATAATATCATCTACTGCGGCGATATAATCCTTACCTGCAATTTCCTTCATCTTATCTGATAATTCACCGAAAGCTTCGTCAAAACCTTTATAAATACTTTTAAAACCGGCTTCCATAGCACCGCCGATAGAATAAGCTGCTGCTAAAGTATAACCTATTGTTTTATTTAAAGCATTTCTTCCAGCTTCACTAAACGCAGCCCACGCTGTTACACCTGCTAAAATTACCGCAGTAACAGCTTTAACAGGATTTGCTAACGCCCAGGTGACAACTTTCAATTCTACTATTGATTTTTTAATGTTGTTAAAAACTTTAACTAATTTCGACCAACTTGTAAACGTTGTAAAAACTTTTGAAGCTACGGAAATGACAGATGATAATCCTGTTTTAATAGATTCAAACTTAATAACACCTATAACACCTACCAATCCCGTCAATACAGCACCAAAACTATCCGAATGAGATGCCACAAAATCCATAGCGCTCGCAAGACCGTTTAAACTACTTTGAGCTACCCCAATCCAATCGACCATTTGCAATCCGACAACAGCTAAAGCTGTTAAAGCGATAGTCCACAATGAAGTCGGATTGATAATTTGTTTAAAAGCATCAGCTAAACCTTGTATAGGTTTTTCCATACTGTTCAATACTGCCGACAACTGAGTACCTTGTTGCAAAGCAATAAGCAACGGATTCATACCCATCGCGGCCGTTACACCAATATCTTGAAACTGTGCGGCAATATTAGCGGTATTAAATCTGTTAGGCATCTGGTCCCTAGCAAGAGTACCCGTCATAGCATTCCATTCTTCTTTAGTTGTGGAACGTTTAAAAAATTCAGCAGAATATTCGGCGGATTTGTTAGTCAATCCGCTAACACCGGTAACTCTATTAATCCTATCCAAAATACTTTCACTGGAAGCAGCTTTAAGCATTGCGGAATACATATTCTGCAAGCTACGGGTAGTTTTCTGTGTGCTGGTAGTTAATGTATCCTGAGCTTGTGCAGCACGATAAATGCTGTTAGCAAAATCAGATGCCTCTTTAGCAGCCGCAACTTCTTCAACCGTTGCTGTTTTAGTAGCAGACACCAAACTTGCAATACTGCGGCTCATACCTGCAACGGCTCCGGCAAAAGTAACAGCCGCTTTGTTCATAGCTGTTCCGATTGCCTGAGCGTTTGAATTTGCAGATTTTGCAGACGTGCTAAAAGTGCTAAGGGCGGAAATACCTTTTTCAAGCTGAGAAGTTTCAACAGCGAAACCTACATTTAAAATATCTCTAGCCATTTACCTTCTCCGCACTCTTGAACTTTTAGCTTTCACTTCCCTTTTTCGAGCTTCATCCTCTCTCGCCCGTTTAGATTGTATATCTGCATTTGTTTCCTTGCAATATACCGCATCCATACTTTTCAAAATATCATACTCTTCCGGGTATAATCCGTTTCCTGTAATTGTCGACCAAGCAAGAAACTCGGAGGGCGGTATCAAACAATAATAACCGTTAAAATCAACCCGTGAAATACTGTTATTTAAGTCAATAAACCAATTCCACAAATATATTCCATCTTCGGGAATTTCAAAAGGCGGTGTATAAACACCTACTCTTTCATTTCGTTCCCTTCGGGTATCCCCTTTTTCGTCTGGGAGGTCGTACCGGACAAATACCCGTACGGCCTCGACCAGATTTATTTTCAACTCTGAAAAAAAGCTTTTTCGTCGTCGATTGCCTCCACAATTTGATTCTTAAACCATGGAAGTGCGTCTAAAACCATTTTAACGTTTTTCTCGTTAAAAGCCAATTTTTCCCCACCAAAATCGGCGTCGTACCAATCCCAGCTTGTAATAGCATTTAAAAGCAATTCAATCGCATTTTCTTCCAAATCATCAGCCTTAAACGTCTTTCCGCGTTTTTCAAGCTCAATTTTTTTGTTCTGAAATCTGCGTCTGACAGCTTTCAACCGGTCATCAACAAGTGAAATTACAGTAACCCTAACCCCGATATTCTCACCGGTTGCAGGGTGGGTAATTTCAATAACTCGTTCGGCCGGTTTAAGTTTTGCTATATCCATATTTCAAATCCTTTTGTTATTCAGCAATTACACCAGTTGTAGTGTTAGAAAATCCGGTAGCAGAACCACCGTCGTTTCTAGCAGTTACACGGCAGGAAAATACCTTACCCAAATCCGCTTCAACCAAATCATAAGTGCTTTCAACCGCTCCTGACACTACAAGACCGTTAGCAAACCACTGATAGCTGTAGGTCAAAGAAGTACCTGTAAATGTACCGGTCGAACAGGTCAAGGTTTCTCCAACCTGCGCCGTTCCAGTGATAGCCGGGGCTGCTGTCATCACAGGAGCGCCCGTTCCGGTCGTCGGCGGGACAACAATTTCTTCCTGCACCAGACCAAGCGTAAAGACTTCCAAATCAAAGTCTTCATTCTGTCCGTTCGGACGGGTCGGGCCACCAACCAGACCGCGGTTGTACATGATAGTACCCGTTCCACCGAGAGGAGCATCAGCACGTTCGATTTTGAAAGCATAGTCGTTGTTGTTACCAACAGCCGCGGCGCTGTTGAGAATTTTCTGACCTTCATCGTTCGGGTCACGAGCAACTTCAAGTGTCGGGGAACCGGCATCAGTAATACCTTTAGCCTTATCCGCCACTGCGGTTTCCCATGTGTTATACGTCAAAATGTTAGTAGACTTACCAGTTTCACCGAGATTACCCACACCTTTGATAAGAACCCAGCTCAACCCTGCATAATCGTCAGCAGTCAAGTCATCGTTCTGCGGGTCGGGGCAAACATAAATTTTCGAAAATGCGTTTGTATTCGCCATTTTTAGCACCTTTCAAATATTAAAACTTTGTTTGGTGCGTAAAAAAGCGCACCGATTGATTGATTTTTTAGGTCATCCAACCTAGTGCGCTCGGAGGTATTATTCCATGCAATTATAGCTTAAAGCACAAATAACGAATTGTCAAGGGTATTAGCAATTTTCCGTCGTCTTCATTAAGACTTGTTAAATTCGGGTTATCTGTAATAATAACCTTAACATCATCGCCAAATAATTCGGTACCTTTGGAAAATTCAGCAGAAACTCTTTCAGCTTCTTGAAGAGGTGTATAAATACCTGTATTATCGGCCGGCCAATGAAGTATCAATCTTAAAATACCCTGATAAGTTTTTCCCTTATCCCAGAACTCATTTTCAACATTATTCGGGATATAAACAACCTCCCAAAATGAATCAGTCGGTTCAATATTAACATTCAAATATTTAATAGGATATAAACCATCAACGGCTTTGGTAACCTGCTTTTGCAAGAGGTCGATAATCTTAGATTCTATCATTTTTGCAATCTCCTAACCTGATTGTCTACAATTCTTTGCCAATTCATAACCGCCGATTCCATAAAACCGTTATAAATTTCTTGTCGGTTTGCATAAACAGCAGTCCAACCAAAATGAAAAACATCGCCGATTTTCATTTTAACAAGCGTATCGGTAATATAACTGGCATCATCACTCACTGCGTAATCTGGCAATACACCTTCTTCACCCGGTAAACGATCGCGACCAAGCGTTTCTCCTGAAGGTACATGATTAAGAGCCGCTGTAGCTGAAAACCGCAGGAAGCCCGTATCAACCGGCATTTTACCACCTTTATCACGAGGCGTTTGAGCATCTTGTACAACCTCTTGAATACTATTCTTGACAACCGCAAGCATATCTTTTTGAGTTTTAGCAACAATTCTGTCTATTGTAGCATTAAAATCAGCCATTCTCTACCTCGCTAAAAAGTCAATATTATACTGAGCTTTACAACGGCAATTAACAATCTCTCGCAAATCGGCTCCCAGCGACCTGTCACCCGGATAAAGTAATTGCTGTCCGGTCATAGTAACAAAAGGTTCGTTAAACGATATAGGATTTTTCCGACCGTAAGTATTGCCAAGTGCCAAATGCGTTAAACGCGTCCGGCCGTCATGGGTATCATCCCACCATTTTGTTACCTGATTTTCACTGATAAGACCTTCTTCAATATTCTGAACTATTGCAGCATACTCACCGCGGTTAATAGCCTGCATTGTTTCAGTCCGGGAAATTGCATTGCCACGAAATCGCAAGGCTTTATTCTCATAAGCCGTTATCAGCCGGGAAATTTCATCTTTTGTTAATTTCCGACCGCTATTAATAGCGTTTTGAACCAACGAATCGAAGCGTTTATCCCTTAACCCTAACGTAAAATAACGCTTGTCTAAATTCTCCAAATACATTCTGGCGTTAGAAACCCACCCTACTTGATTCGCTGAAAGCCCTATTACCCCGCCTTCACGTTTTTTTGTTGCAGGGTTAATACGACCGACAATATTAAGCGCTGTTTCTCTCGGATTTATACCCCTTGCCAGTCCGTCCGTCAAAGTCGTTCGGATATTAGCTTTTATTTCATCGGAAATATTTGTAATGAAATTACTTGAATATTCGGAGAGCTGTTCTTCAACTCTCGGATTACGGATGTTAAAAACCGCTCTAAGTCTTTTCGGCCAAGCGCCGATTGTAATGTTTGCGGCTTCCTCATAAATCCGCTCAATTTGATTGACAACCGTATTCAAAACAACAGGGGTGAAACCAGATGCAGCATAAAGAGCTTCAACATCATTATTCTCAATGGCCTCTACCATTTCCTCAATAACAGCACGGTCGACAATGTTCTCCATTGCCTGAATAAAAAGCTCTTGAACTTGAGGGATTTGTAAAGCGTAAAGCGTGTCAAGGGTTGTAGCCATTTAACCCCCTTTGCGGACAATAAACTTCCACGCACAAGCCGTCCCTGCTGCCGGTAACGGATTAAATTCTATAATCTTATATTTTGTACCATCAATGTTGATAAAATCATTTACAGACGGGCTTATACCTTCAACAACCGCTGTAGTAACTTCAATATCCGAAGCGTTTATGAAACTCGTATTCATAAATTTAAAACGCTCACCGTTAGCAACAGCATCTAAAGGCGTCACAACCTCTTCCGGCTTTCCGGGGTTGTCAGGTGTTGAATCCTCAGGATAAACAAACTGAATGAGCTCTATCGACCCTTGTTTAAATTGTTTTAAGAGGTTTGAAGCAACGCCTTGTAAATCATCATAAATACTCATACACGGCTCGCTCTCCCGGACACTCGACTGAACGAACCGGCTTTATCATAATCGATTAAATCGGACATCAAAGTTTGAATAATCGGTATCTCCGTTTGAATGTCTGACGCATAGGTAACAGATGAATTATATTCAACGGAAATAGCCCCTTCAACTCTGACGGAACTGTATTGATTGGGGGTAAAATCAACTTGCAAAGAACCCGGCGATGTCAAATTACGAAAAGCAGCTTCATACGTTGCTTTTTCCATTTGTGCCGGAATTTCATCTTTCGCAAACAAATAATACGGATAAGATTGAACAACAGCAGCCTCTCTCGGCCAGCTGCGCTCCTGCTTATATCCGTTAGCTTTATAACCGATAAAAATGTTTTCATACTCACCATCAAGCCATTCAGAAGAAACCAGTAACGCCGACTCAATCATCTCATCACTCCATGTTTCATGCAATGACTTCCCTCTTGACGTGCAATAGGTTTTAAAATCGTCAACGTTACCGTAATACATTATTCTTCTCCCATAAGGGCTTTCAGCTCATCATCAATTTTATCAGCTTTCTTTCTTTTTGATTCAGCGGGAGCGGCGGCTTTCTTGTTCAAATCTTCATGAATTTTCTCATCAAAATCTGACTGATTGATAACCATTTCAATCCCATATTCTTTATGCTTTACTTTCATTGTCGGTAATGCGGTCATTTTCATCTCCATAAAAAAGTTGGGAGGGCAGGTTACCACCCTCCCTGTTTACCTTAACCAAGCAAGGTTGCGACGTGCTCAGGTTTAATAACCTTAACACCCCATGCGCAGGCAACTTCCATACGCATCTTTCTGTAGCCCTGATATACACGGACTTCAAAAGCCATACCCGAACGGGAATCGGTCATAATGTAGCTGTCAACAGCCGCGTCACGTCCGCCCGGAAGAGCCGGAGCGCGGGTAACCAACTGAATAGCGTTCTGCGTAAACGCAATGTTACGGGCAGAAGCAGCAACAACGGTAACCGCAGCACTGTCAGCAGCAGCCTGAAGCAGACCCGGTTTAGCAATTTTAATCTTACCTTCGGCAGCCAGAGAGCTGTTAGCTTCGGCAACAACATATTTGTTGTCATCACCAGCAATGGTAATAATGTCACCAGCTTTCAGAGAGCCAGAGGTAGCAGCTTTAATCGTCAGCTCGGTAGCGCCAGCTTCCGCAGCATTCAACGTAACACCGGAAATCGTCGACTGAGCAACATTCTGAATGCCAGCGGATTCTTTAATCGAGAAACCAAACAGGTTCAGCAACTCACCCTGACGCAGGGTCATATTGGTACCAGCATCACCGACGTTCGTCAACTGCGTCAAAGAACGCAGATTTACACCGGCGGTCGTGTTGATAATCAAAGAACGTCCACCCATCGGAGCGCCGTTATCATCCAAGAGTTTTTTAATCTGGGCAGCATCCGACAAATCAGTTGCGAACGGGGTAGTACCAGCCGTACCATAAGCGCGAGAGGAGGCGGCGGCAGCTTCAATAGCAACGTCTTTCTCCATCTCGTTAGCCAAAGTACGAATAGCCTGTTTGATGTTTTCACCGAGAATATAATTAGCTCCGACACCGTTATTCAGACCCTGAAATTCCTCACCAGTCAGACCAAAAGAAACGTTACGGGATTTCGTAATCTGAATAGCAACGTTGTCCATCGTGAAGTCTTCCGGCTCCGGAACGGTCATTGCCGGGGTAACATCGCCGGACTCCATAGCCGAGCTGACCGGTACAGTTACCGATTCACCAACAGCGGCACGAGCGGCAGAAGAATTACGAGCCACAGACGGCAGGAAGCCGGTCAGCTCGCGAGAAACTTCATCCAAATTCTGATAAAGAGCCGGGATGAGGTTGGTCAAAATATTAGCCATAATTCAGCACCTTTCAAATTTTGTTAAACTTTATTTGGTGCGTAAAAAAAGCGCACCGATTGATTGATGTAGGTCATCCAACCCGATGCGCTTTCTCAATTCTAGAAAAAAGCAATTATAATTTAACAGTTTGTTTCTAATCTGTCAAGGTAATTTCACCGTTCGACATTTTCTTGGCATATTCCAACTGCTGCTGAGGCGAAAGTTTTTCAAAATCAGCACGTTTCATATACCGAGAGCCGCCCGTGCCACCACCGGCTCCAGAGCTTCCCGTACCATTACCAGCATTAGCACGCAGAATGCTGTCACGCTGCGGATGGCTCTCTGCCAAAATACGCAATCCTTCTTCCGGGGTTGCATACTCCGGCTTGTCTTTACTGTAAAGCCGATTACCGTTATTATCGTAAACAACCACTTTACCGTCTTCAACCTTAAAGTTCTTACGGAATTTAGCTTCAAACATATCTCTCGGAACGGCAACGTTGTTGCGAATGAAATCACTGTTGGCAAATACGTTATTAATAATCATATCCTCATATTTGCCTTGCAATTCTGTCAAAGCTTTGTTTTTCTCATCCAACTGTGTTTGAAACTGTGAGGTAATTTGAGCTTTAACCTCGTCCACTTTACCTGCCTCGATAAGTTTATTGCTGTCGATTTTGCTGATAGCCTCCAAAGCTTCACGAGCTTTTGCGGCATCGATACCCTCAAAGGCTTTAAGTTTATCCAAAGCTTCTTCTTTCGCAATTCGATTGTCCCTTGCCTCTCTGTTGAGATTGGCGATAGTGTCTACAGAAATAGTCTGTTCATCACCATTTGTATTGATATAAACCGGATTGCCGTCTCTCATAACAACATTACCGGCTTCGTCAAATTTCCATCCTCTTGTCATTATATTTCCTCAATTTGGTTAAGATTATTGTCTGCTTCATTTCCAGAATTAAGATCCGGCTCATCTACCGGTATATCCTCAAGCAATCTCTTTTTTTCAAGCTCAACACTGAACTCAGGGGACAGCACTTTACGCCGTTTAAGCTCTTCCCAATAAGTTTCAACCGAAATATCTCTCCGCTCACGAGCTTTCCCTAACTCTTCAAGGTCCTGCCCGTCATCGAGAACATTGTCAAACCCGGTGTAAACATTAACCTCCGGTTCATAATCCGAGTTCATCCATTTCATTGTTACCAGCAAGGCGTTTTCTAAAGCGTCTTTGAGATTAAAGCACCATGCTGTAACCGCAGATTTAGCTTTACCGGCTGCAATGGAAGTCGTTACTGTCGTTAACTGTGTTGAAAGCGCTGTTAGCGGTTGACGACCCAGCTCACGCAAGTCATTTTTAGTCTTGTCGATGTTTTTCTGCAAAAACTCCAAGCTGTTTGCTTGCGGCTCTACATACTTCCAACTCCCACCGATACCGTTGTCCTGTGGCACACCGTAAAGCACGCGATTAGGGCCTACCGCCACTTTTTTAGGGGTTTTACCGTCAGCTTCCATCGGCACTCTTGTTCCATCTGTTGCAAGCATCGGATAACTCGTAAGCATTTTAATATATTCAAGTGCCGATTCATTCTGATAAAGAGTTATCTGCAAATCTGCGGCATCAGACATTGGCGGATAAAACTTAAAGCTTTTACCGTCCCGACGACCAGTTACAAACGGTACCATCGGGATAAAATCAATACTTAACACCCCTTCTTGCTCTACAATAAACTCTTTCTCACCCTTATCGTTCAGCACTTCAACATAAAGCCGCCAATCAATTTGACCGTTTTCATTTTTAACAAATTCTCTGACGTGCATGGGTTCGTCGCCAAAGCCGGGTTCCATGTGTCTGAAATATGTTATAATCTGCTCAGACCCTTTCATCTCCGTTCTGATTTCAAGTACATTCTTAGCCAGAATATGCACCCAAAACGGTCGAAGATTCATGTTTTTAGCCTCAGCAACCGTAATGACTTCAGGATTAGGAACTGACGGATAATCAACAAAAATCCAGTCGAGAGCGTAATTAATACCGTTAAAAAATGTTAACGCCGCAAAACTCGTCAAATTGTTCCCAGCTCCATCAACATTCTCAGCAAAGTCAAGCAATTCTTGCGGGATGCCCTCACCGCCCAGAAGGGTTATCTCATTCTGAAAAGGTTTGCTGGCCAGTCCTTCGACCACATCCCGATAAATATTAGTAAATTTGCTGATTTGTAAGCGGAAGTCATAATCTTTCGTACTCTCATCGGGAAACATAGGCATATATGCCGTCCCAGCGCATTTGACAGCTTCCTGTCCGTTAAGAATGTCCGTTACCTTGTCCCAGTAAGGCACCATTGTTTCAATATCCGGCGACCGTTTTAACATCTCTGATTTTTTAACCATGTTTATATCCCATATGAACCAACCACACTGTAATTTGTATTCTCCGACAGAGGAAAGAAAGCCATAACACCACTGTCAGCTAAGTTAGGCGATCTCATCCCGTTCGGTTTCTTTTCTATCAACATTTTAAGCCGAGAACTATATCCGACCGTCGGTTGCATAAGTTCTTTTTTTACCTGTTCCAAAAGCTGCATTGAACTGTCTATAGATATAAGTTCTTCCGGTTTATATCTTACACCTTCCGTTACAGCTTTATAGGTTTTATAAAATCTTGTGCGCATAGACCACCAAGCTTGTGCTTTCAAATTATCAAAAAAATCTTTATTTTGCAAGCTTTCATTATCATCAGGTATAATTCTTTCAAAAGGTCTTTCTACAGCAGCGCCCGCATTCCACGGAATAAAAGGTATGCGTTTTGCATCTATTACCCCGTCGTCTATCGCAAGTCTGTTGTACTCTGTTTTAACACCCGCTCCTACACCGATACAGTCATATTGACAAGTAATATTTCCCGCATGTGGGCGACATGCCAATACAGCCTTGCGAGCGGAAATCCCCGGATCTCTCTCGCCCCATTCATCCACTTGACGCCACACGACATATTCCCGCATGGCTAAAGCGTTACGGTCATTTCCCTCGTCTGCTATATCAAGCCCGGCCGTCCATTCGTTTTTATGTGCTTCTACAGCTTCTCCCAGCCACGGAAGTTTGATATGCGCGTCGACAGCCGCCAATATCCATTCGTAAACGATAACAGTATTGCTTACGGCAGCTGCATAATTCCTATCAACCTCCTGTGCAAAAATATGTGCCATACCCTCTCGTTCATATCGAGCTTTACGAGCGTCATACCATTCTTGCGTTTTAGTCGGATGGTCTCGCCAATCTGCTACAAACACCCTGACATAACCGATTGGATACTCCTTTCGCTCCGGGGTCCATACAATACCATTCTCGCGTCTCCGATGAAAAACATTACCGACGCCGTTGACCGATGAAATATCGATACGGACATTAGTATTGTCCCCTAAAGCCGCTTCTACTTTCTCCGCTCTCTCCAAATGCGCTGCTTCGTCTAAAAAATAACAACTCCGTCGACCACCACGGCCGATATTGTCACCGGCCTCTCCGGCAATAATGGCGCCAGTAGCCGGATTAAGCAATTTCATATAAGTACAATTGCGCCCGAAGCTAAAGCCTTCAGGCAGCCAAATGCGCGGAAGTCTGTGTAAAATAAGTCTTATCTTCTCAAATATACTGTCCGGGTCTCCGGGTTTGTCGACAAGCGTTTCTTTGCGACTCCCCCACCCGACAGCATCATTTTTAATAAAAAGCCATCGCCATACGGAATAAGCGCAAGCAAGCCATGTCAAGCCGAAGTCCCTGCATTTCTCCACCAGCCCGCTCTCTCTGTCTGCCGCACAGCTCTCAAAAAAGTCTATCACCTCCTGTTGGCGTTTGAAGAAGATGAAAGGCACCCATTTGTCCTGTTGACGTCTCGGGTCATATGTGTCTATCCAGTCCATTATAAAATTGCCCGACCGTGTACTATAATAAGCCCGGGCCGCCTCAAGCGCACCGGGCGTTGAGCGAAGCCTGCGGAGCATAGCTGTCCGCCATGCGTACACCGCTTTGTAGTCAGGAGGCCATGTGCCGTTGTCGAGCGGTTGAGGATGCCAAGGGCGCACTGGTCCAGTTGATGCGCGCGCAGCCGTCAACGCTCTCATGCTGCTAGTCGTCCCCACGGTTGACCTCCTCCAGCAGCTCCTCATACTCTGCCTCAGGAGCTTGCAGCGCCGCTTGCTCCATCGACCGTATCTCTTGTTTGACATAGCCTTCAAGCGCCGGAGGAGCGTCAGGAGCTACCAGCCCCATAAGCTCGGCAAGCGCCTTAAGCGCCGGAAATTTGTCATGCAACACGAGTTTGACCTGTGTCGCACCATTGCTCCCCATACGTGTCTCTACACTTTTGATTGCTCCGAGTTTATCAGCCGAAATATTCGCAAAGTCTTTCAGTTGCACGGTCCCCCATGACCCTTGCTCAAGATAGTCGCTTATGTCACTGAAAGCTATTTTGCCGTATTCTCTTATCACTCTGTCAGGCGATATGTCGCGTCTGGCACTCTCCTCAAGCAGGCGCTCACGCAATGCCGCAAGCACCACAGGCTTGGCAAAGCACTCTCTCCCCTTGCGCATGAACTCGGCAGGCACCGGAAGATTAAGCGCGAGGTCTACCCGTTGATGTTTGCGCTGCTGCTCTGTCACGGCATAGCTAACATACTCCTCGAGCACGGCTCTCTCCGCCTCAGTTATCATGTCATAAGCACTTGTAGGATAACAGGATGTCATTATACCTCTGTGTCGTTGTCTACATATTTAAAGCGCAGCCCCTTGCATGTAGCATAGCAAGGTTTGCCGCTGAGATGAAAACTCATAAGAGGCTGAGAGATTCCATATTTCTCACACGCCTCTCTGGCATTGACAAATCTCTCCCCTGTGTCTATACACTCCACCGGTACACCTTGTTTGTGCCGCCGGAGGGGGCGATAGCCAACAAGCATCTCAAGCAGCCGATAAGCCTCAGGTTTGGCGGTCGCATGACCCAGCACCTCTATATCCCTCCCCTCTTTGAGAGCATAAGGCAGTTTGCCGACTATGTACTCACCGTCTCTGATAAATATATACCAATCTCTGTTATTTAATAACATGGTTTATCTCCTAAGTCAATCGTCTAACTTAATAGGCGGTCTTTTGCTCCCCGGCTTGTGCCACGGCAGCTCCTCTGTCGCATACAAGGCCTGAAGGTTGCAGTGCCGTACAGGCAAGGGGACCTGTCCCGGGACGGGGAAGTTAAGCGCTTCAGGCGGGATAGGGTCGTCGCCGTCGGGAATGATAGGCGCCCACGGCGTGTAATTGAACACCGGCTTGTCAATCGATTTTAAATCAAGCGGATGTCGGTATTTATAGCTCATGTAAACCACATCCGCGTCAAAATTTCCCCAATACTGTGGATCCACATTAAACATAAGCGGCGTCCATTTCCGCATCAGTTCTCTCTGCTCGTCCAACGCATTGTAATAATGGAACGACAATCCTTTAATGTTTTTTTTCAAATCTCTGTTACGCAGATGATTGCTTAAATTCGATTTGTCAATGCCGTATCTTTGGCATACGTCGCTTTGATTCTTAAACTTTTCGTTTGTCTGCTCGCAGATAATGAGACTGTCATTCATATACCCTTTAACCTCCAGATTAAATTTAGGTGTTTTGTAAGGACGAGCACGAGTAAGAGCATTCAGCGCATCAATTTTGTTTTCATACTCCTTCTCTTCGATAATAACTTCGTATGTCGTTAAAGGGTTGAAAGACCTTGCGCAGGAAATGTTGCGCAGGGTAATTATGTCAGGGAGCTTCGCTATATTTATATAAACAAGTTCTCCCTTGTCATCATACACTTTATAAAGTCGCCATTTGTTTGGACTATCTATCGTTAAATACATGGGTTTTTTCTCCTTTTGTTATGAATGTTATTATAAACTTTAGATGTTGTCAAGAGTTTTTGATGTTTTCAGTGTTTCGGGTGTTGGGGTAAGAGCAGCCCAAAACAGCCCGGGGATACCCCCCTTCTTTAAAAACCGTTGGCCTGTGTACAAACTCTTAACACTATAAACATTTTATACTATAAAGCTCCGTTGGCGTGCGTTGGTTAATGGTTTGGAGGACTTTTTTTTCGCATTTTAAAAGTTGTAAGTTGTCGTTGTTTGTTGTTTCAACAATGCAAGACAAATTGACAACTCTCGGAATCCTAAGTATATCAACGGTTTTAGAGGATTCGAGTTTTTTAACAGCAGCTTTTAATAATTTTTAACCAAAAAATTAACACTAAACACTTGACAACATTTATAATTTATGTTATATATTAAGTATAAACATAAAGAAAGGATTCGAAAAATGTTTACAAAATTTAATTTGTATATAGGGCTTAACGACAAAGACACCAAACAGCAAGAAATTTTAACAACAGATGCTTATAAAATTGTTGGCGGTATTGTCGGAGATTGCACGATAACAGAGGGCAAGGGGCTTTATACGCATACCGACGGGACTCGAGTTTTAGAGACGACGCTACTCGTCCAAATAATAGACTTCAGCGGCGATTTGGATATTGGTCCTATCGTTGAATTGCTAAAAACGGCTTTAAATCAAGAAGCTATTGCGGTTATACGCGAACAGGTTGACAGTAAATTAATGTAAAACATATTTGGAGGTTAAAAACAATGATAACACTTAAATTTAAAAATAAACCGTCATGTTGGGCAGCTGATGAAAAAATGATAAAAGTTGACATTGACCCGGCCCGGCAAAAATTTAACGTTAAATTCAGAAAAGAAAATAATTTCACCTCCGGTTATAAAGTTCTCAATTTCGAAGAAAAAAATTGCAATGGGAATTTTGTGGAAGCAATTGACGTTAGATTTTATAACACTAAATCTACAAGTTATTGTTGCTTGTGGATAACCGCCAACGGCGTTGGCGTCGACACGCGCGGCAGTGGTTGCGCGGGCGGTTATGGTTATAACAGACAAAGCGCGGCGTTTGAAGAAGCGATTAACAACGCGGGAATTTTTAACTTTCCAAGCTTCGGCGGCAGTGGTGATAATAAATTTGTGTTAGAATCACTTTGCAAAATGTTAAAAATTAAAAAATATCAAATTGTTGAAATTTTTGGCTAATTAATAATTTATGGAGGATTCAAAAATGAAAGATATTAGTTACAAAGCCGCGGACGCTTTCAACCGCTTTCAAAACTTCAAACAGTCAAACACCAGAGTCCAAAGCGACGACAGCGGCGCGCGCTTATATTTACACGAAAATTTAATTGCTGAACATAACGACAAAGGACAAATATTTTTTACGCTTGCGAACCGGCCAACGCAAACGATCCGCGAACGTTTAAACGCGATTCAAGGTTTAAGAATAACACAAAAAGCCGGTAAACAATACGCGAACGGCGTGGAGATAGCAACAAACAAATGGTATATGTTGACACCGTGCGGAGTAGTTGAACAATGCCCGTCCATGATGAGATTGCTTTTTCAATAAAGAAAAAGTCTTAGAACATGCCAGCCGCTTAAGGGGGTTAAAATGCAAAAAACAAAATTTATCGTGTATTTCGGGCTTGACAAAAAACCAACTAAAAAAGACGTAGCTGTTAAATGTTATTATTTAAATCATGCAAAAACGCAATTAGGGATTTTGCAATATTTAGGCTTTAACAACGCGTATATTAAAAGTATCAGAGGTTAACGCCATGCAAATTTTAATCCGTGCAAAACTTACGAATCGAGACATCGCGGAGCTAAAAACAGCTTATGAAATTGAATTACAGCGCGAAGAAGTAAATGACACGGCGTCGACGCTGCAAGACTTGGCTGACAAAATAAAAAATTTTTGGGACGCTGATGTTGTCGAATTGCGGCCGGATGGTAAAATATTTATTGACAATCAATTAAGCTGTACGAAATGGAGACAAGGCGCGGCGGGTGGGGGTTTTGTCTGGTACAAACCCGGCACGGGCAATAGTAAAATCATCAAGGGACCGTGGAGTTTTTAACATAAATTATTAAAAAGCCTATTGGCAATTTTAATAATTTATGTTATATATTAAGTATAAACACAAGAAAAGGATTCGAACATGAAAAAAATTGATTCAAGTGATTTTAAAACTATGGTTGAAAAAGCCATAAATTCCGGGAAAGATTCGATAAGTTTCCAAATTTACGGATATAACAATCAATGGGTTTGCGACATGGTTGACGGTTTGCCGGAATACCTGCGCGAAGCTATTGATTACGTTGACGGTGCTGAAATTAATTTTAAAGGTTAATGAGATGACAAAATTTAAAGTTGAAATTGTTAAAAGAAACGGGCGGCCGGTAGGCGTCCGCGCTGCCCAAATAAACGGCCGGATAATTACCCTCGCGCTTCAGGATGAGCCGGAGCGGATGAATTGGTTTAGCGCTTCATATCAAGCGATCCCGTCAATTGAAGAATGGTTTGCGATTAGTGAAAATTTTGACGCTATCAATGACGCATGCGAGCAGGCGGGCGGGGAGCCGCTTAAAAAAGACTGTTATTGGTCGGCGTCGGAAGCCAGGCACGATTACGCGCTTTATTATGATTTTAACAGAATATCCGGTTTAAATTTTGATGAAAAACCGTTTAGACATAATGTCCGCGTAATTGTAAATTTTTAATTATGGAGTAAAAACAGATGAATAAATTAGAATTTGTATACACAGACGGAACATCAACCGAAACGCTTGACAAAAATAAGGAATTTTTCGGCATTCGCTGTTACGTTGACGATAAACATAATTTTATCATCAGTCCGAAAGATGCGCCTGAAACAATGAACTATTACGAAAGCAAGGGTTGGTGTGAAGAAAACTATTGCCGTTTGCCGATGAAACACGAACTAAATCTTATCGGTGAGAATTTGATATTGATTAACAAAATGATGAACGACGCCGCCGGCGAGCCGTTTAAAGATGGCGTCCGTTACTGGTCTTCATCGGAATACAGCAGCGGCAGCGCGTGGTTATCGATCCTTTATGGCAGTTACGGTTTAAACTACGCTGCAAGTAGGTATGACGATTGCTTCGTTCGCCCGGTGCTAACTTTGTAATTCTTAACGGTTACGTAAGGAAATAACCAAAATGTTTAAATATTTTACAACGGTTTTAATATTTGCAGCGATTCTTGTCGCTGCAAATAGCGGCTTTCGTCGGCAAAATGCTTATTATGACGCTGAAACAGAATATTTTATTTGTTTAAAAGATTTGTCAAAGACGGAATGTTTAACAATTTTAAAGGATTATTAAAAATGTTTTACTCGTGCGAGCTTGACAAAGTGACAAGTCGTTTAATGGATAGGTTGTCGCTACAATATATTTATCAAGATACAGACGGGAAATATATAGCGTCTGACGGGATGATTATGCTTATTGATGACAGCGGCGGCGGTCAACTTTCGCTTTGCTGGCGTCTTCAAATGCCCGTACCTGCTCCGACCGACTTAAAACCTCTCGCCGATTGGAAAATTGTATATGATTCAGCAAAAAAAAACGCCCAGCGACTTTGGCAGCTTGATAGAATAAAATATACAGCCGGCCTTGCACAGATTGACAATTTTTTAATTAAGGAAAGTTATTTTAAAATTGCTTTAAATTTTATCGGGAATGATTCACGGCTTTTAATTCCGTCAAGAACTGACAACGCTATTTTATTAGAAAGTCGTGATAAAAAAAAGGCGGCATTATTACAGCCTTTAAATTTAAAACCGGAGAACATTAAAACAACTGAATGGGATGTTTTAGACGATTTCGGCAATGTTTTATTTACAACAAAAAACTTATTAAAAGCTGAAAGTTTCGGCTTTACGGTTAAACTTCACAAATAAAAAGGATATGTAAAAATGTTTTACAGCTGTACTATTACGCATAAAAATGGGTATAAAACTCGAATGGTAATTAAAAATTTAAGACATCTTAAGCTTGTTCTCGGCGATACTATCACACTTACAACGCATGAAACTTTTAAAGCTGGTTTACTACCTTTACTTGTTGACGCAAGTACTATTACACAGACAAACGGGGTACTATTACACTTGCAGAACGGTAAAACAGAGGTTTTTAAAACCGCTTCCGATGTCGCAAAATTTTTAGGCGTGAGTCCTGTTATAATTACAAATATTCTTAAAGGGAAACCGCATTATAAAACTGCCGGCGGCGCGATAGTCGAAAGTTTGGAAACAGTGCTGAGCGGCTTGCAATGGGCCAAAAGTCAGGAGTATATACACGAGTGCGGGAATGATATGTATTACAGCAGCCCGCAGCGCAAAGAGGACTTAAAACTAATAAAACACTGGTCTGATAAATTGAAAGGATTGAAAGATGAGTAACAACACGCCGGATTATGAGGATAATTTGGCTTTTATGCCTACTATCACATGGTTTGAGTTGGTTGAATGGGCCAAAGAAATTGATGGTGTAGAAATATATGACAATTATTGTATTATCGCAAATGATTTAGAATTTTTTGATACAGGGGATATTTATCTGCATGTAGATACTTACGATATTGACGGTAATCTTGTAATTCCCTGTATAGCGGTTAATCGTACCCCGGAGCAAATGAAAATAATTTTGGAAAATTTAATAAAATAGAACGCAAAGGCTATCAAATTTTTAAATAAAGGAACAAAAATGAAGAAAGAAATTTTTATTGAATACGCATATGCTAACGGAACGGCTTCAGAAGATATTGATAGAGAAAAGGAAATTGTCGGGATTAGGTGTTGGCTTGATGACGACAAACATTATTTCGACCTTGCACTTTACGACGCGCCTAGAACCATGGATTGGTTCAACGCAAAATGCTGGTGTGAAAAGAACTATTGCCGTTTGCCGATGAAACACGAGTGGGAGTTTGTTATCGCAAATATCAAACGAATCAACAAAATGCTGGAAAAAGTAGGCGGCGACCTTCTGAATAAAAACTATTGGTCTTCGTCGGAGGACTCCTACAACTACGCGTGGGGCTGTGACCTTGGCTACAGTTACGGTTTGGACTGGTACTATAAGCTCAACTATAACTACGTTCGCCCGGTTTTAATTTAGGAGAAAACAAATGGCAAAATTCAGAGTAATGATTGTTAAGAAAGACGGACGTCCCATCGGCGTCCGTGCCGCTCAAATAAACGGCCGAGTTATTTATTTGGCCTTGCAAGATGAGCTGGAGCCTATGAATTGGTATGACGCCGTAAAAGTAGGTATTCCGAGCAAGGAAGAATGGATAGCGATTGCTGAGAATTTCAACGATGTAAACCGGGCACTCGTTCGAGCCGGCGGGGAGCCGCTTAAAAGAGACTGGTATTGGTCTTCGTCGGAGTACTCCTACTACTACGCGTGGTACTCTAACCTAGGCACCAGTTACGGTTTGTACAACTACGGCTATAAGAACAACAATAAGTACGTTCGCCCGGTGCTAGCTTTGTAATTTTTTAACTCTTTAACTATTTTAGGATGAAAAAATGAAAATTCACGACAATACGTATGCGCCAAAAGTTAATGGCTATATTTTAGGCGACCAAAATCATGTCGGTTTTTATTTCAATGGGTATGTATATTATTTTGGATTTTCCGCATATAAAGCATATCCGAGAAAAACACATTTACAAAATTGGTGTAAAAAGTGGGTGTATTTAAATGAAATGTGCGCCGAAAAAAAAGAAGAGTATATGGAAGTGATGGGTGGAATTGGCGACATAGAGCCGGATGTTTTTTCTGAAATGAAAATTGAGGAGATGGGCGATGAGCTTAACGGATGACTGGAAAGCTAGAAAATTAAAAGCAGGGCCGTATTATGTCAGGCTATCAAACGGGCGTGTAGACGTCGCCAAGCTAAGTAAATTTAATAGATTTTATGCGATAAGTTACACGTTTGAAGTTGTCGAAGTTCTAGCTCCGTGTGATTACGAAGAACTGAAGTGTGTGAGAGATGAAAATAATGATTTATCAGCTCTTGTAACTAGTAATGAGATAGAGATAGATCATCTCTGCCAGTTGCTTAAAGAAGTTAAAGAAAAAATACACAATGAATTTATTAACCAAGATATTGTGTCAATAGATAATTTCCACAAACTTTTAACCAAAATAACCGAGGTGCTGAAATGATTGAAAAAATATACGGTAGATTTGTAATTGACTTTTTTGATGATGGGGACGCCATGGGAATAAAAGATTATGCGCATATCGACCCCGATACACCAAAAGCACAGCAGCAGGCATTGAGTAAAATTTTTAATTGTCTGCATAAAAATTACCCGATGCTGATTATCGCGGAAACGGAACAAATGCAAAAGGAAAAAAACAATGATTGAAATTGGAGAAAACCTGTCAGACGTTATTACTACTGTCATGTGCTTTTTTGCTGCGTATTTATTTGGGAGGGCTTTAAGATGATTAGACGTTTGTTGTGCTGGCTAGGTTTTTGCAACGTGCGCTGGTGCTCGCGCTGCGCGGATTTGATGAGGCTAGATAGTAAGTTTTGCAAAATATGCAATAAGTGTGGAAGGGTAAAAAGAAATTTAGGGTAAGAAAGTAGGTGTAAGATGATTTTTTCTATTCCAGTTTGGGTATTATGGACAATCGGCTTGATTATCGGGATTCCGGCAATAGTTTTTATCCTATTTTGTGCTTGGGCGGGATATATATTTTTAAAAGGTATTGTTGAAAACGGAGGATTTTACAAATGAGCGCAGAAAAACCAGAAATTGGGGATGTATGGATTAAAGAATGGAGTGGTGTAAAATTTGTTATTTTAGACTTTAATCCTACAAGTAACGATTTTGTTGCCTACAACAAAGGAACAAAAAACATAAGATTGATAGACGCAAAAAGTCCTATGTCAACTCAGCTTAAATATCTCGGCAAGAGCAAAGCAAACATTGATGATTTGTTTGAGGTGGAGTGATGAGTAGAAGGAATTGCACAAACTTATATGCTTGTTCAAAGATTAAAAATTTAAAAGAAAAGATAGAAGAACAGCAAGCAGAGATTGATCGGCTTAGAGAAGCTATTCGGTTAGCCCGAGATACAGCATATCAATCGACGCAAGATTGTCCTCGGTGCGGTTTTATTGATGATTTGTTAACCAAGACCTTAAACGGCGAAAGTGAGGGGAAATGAAATGTCTTAACTGTGGTGTGAAAACATCTTTTGATAAAAATTATTGTTCCATGAAATGTAGAAAAGAATATTCAAGAAAAAAATGTGAAAAAATATTAAAAAAAGTTGAAAATTACTTTCAATTAGTATTTTCAGGGCGTTATAGTAATCAAACAAAACCTAAAAGAATTTATTGTTATATATGTTGTGTAATTGAAAAGTTACCGAAACTTGCTGCGGGGGACGTCGCTAAATTTAATCATACAACTATCGAATATCATATAAAATCTATAACAGAAGAGGATATAGCTTTGGCAAAAAAAATATCCGAAAATGATTATCAACCTAAAGAACATTATAAATTTGAAAAACCATCTAAGCATATTAATATATATGAAAAAACAGGTTTTAGATATGATAACGGACGAAAAGAATGTTCGACAAAATGGAAACCTATTAAACGATGGAAAACTGTTTAACATTATATATTTCTTGACATTTTAAATATTTTAAGTTAATATAAAAATGTAAAGCGCGCTTAACCCCCTTTTTAGGTCTTTCGAATCCGCCTGAAGGGGGTTTTTATTTATATTATTTTATCCTTGCGCATCTTCATATCCATCAATACTTTTGCCCTTTAAACCGAATATCAAACTCGGATGTGTTAAATCTTCACCCGGGATAGGTTTTATCGTCCGTCCAAGCTCGTGATAACCCCTTCCTTCAAGAATAGCTTTCAATGTATGCTCGGCGGGTTTAGTACGCATAGAACTGTCTAAAACGGCTTTTTGAAACATCACAAAACTGACATATCCACCACGAAATCCGCGTTCTTCAGCTTCGATTTTATCGTCAAGAATAACACGCAAGGGGCTTCTACCGATTCTCAACACTTCTTCGTAACTTGAAGTATGTGGTGCCCTATGCGACAAGGAACCTTTTTCAATCGGGTAATTTAGATAATACCATGCAATTTTTTCAAATCCATGTTCACATTCAAGCCAGTTATACATTGAATCGAAGTAATTTTTATTCATCCCAACTTCTTCTAATTGCAAGGCTGATTGTAATTTACTGTAAAATATACAATAACGTCGCTCGTTTTCGTCGATTGGAAAAGCATCTTTGAAGTTGCTAAAAAATATCCAATTAGCGACGTTATCTTCCATTTGCTGGTCGACACCTTTAGATTCTACAGCAATTCTTCGGTCAGTGATGATAGTTTTAAGCCCGTTCATGAGTTCATTGCGGTCACCGACACGCACTTCATCGACTAATATCATAAGTTTATTACGCATCCAACCGTTAAACTGACTAACACCGCTAACAAGTTCTTCAGCATCAGGCTGGTAAGTATATATTTCACCAATTGAATGTTTAAGCACGTCGCCTATCATTTGCTTACCGACACCTTTGGTTGACTGTAATAAAACAGACCAAGGAATTTTATCACCGGGAAATTTTATACAATGAGCAATGTAATCTTCAAATATTTTAACATCCTCTGGTGTATTAAATACTTTTGACAAATAATCCTTCCATTTACTAACATCGCCTTCGATAGATTTTATCTTTGCTGGAATATATGTATTTAGTCCCTTGCGACCTAAATCATCATGAATGATTGAAAAAGTAGGTTCTTGAGGTAAAAAACGACAATGGTCGACTTTTGGTATGGACCAGTCAACACTGCTTAAAGCGGCTTTCCATGGATTGTCTGTAAGCTTTGTTCCGGCGCTTTTAATTGTAAATTCCTTGCCGCCGTATCGCCCATTGAATTGTATTTGATTCATAAATCGACCACTGGAAGTAAAAATACGCCCTTCACTTTCGACAAAATAACAATTTTTAAACCATATTTTTTTACCGCGTTCATCGAGCACATCGCCTAAAACTTCAATTTCTTTTTCGTCTTCTTCAGCTCGTTCACCAAAATAAACAACAGGTTGAATATTTTCGGTTTTTCTGAGCAAACTTTTCCAACCGATTTGAGTTTCTTTCAATGAGTTCCAAAGTGTTTTGTTTTCTTTTGGATTATTGTTTTTATAATTTGAACACCATTTAAGCCATTCGGTATAAAGGTTATTCTCGTTTGTTAACGACCACCCGGCTTGTTTGAACGATGCACTAACAGACAACCATTCATCTCGAGAAAGTTCATTTGGGTCAATATCATACAAAGCTTTCAACAACAATTCAAAATTTGGTGCCTGTAACATTTCGTTACCAAGTTTTTTACGAAGCCCAAAATTATGTTCAACAATGTTAACATCCGCGAGATAATTTTGCATCTGTTCCGTTGTATATCGTGGATTGCTATGAATCCCCCAACATGTTACAAGTTGCGGTATGCTTTTACAATGATTAAACCCGGGAACGCGCATGACTCTTGTAGCGTCAGTAACATTCATATCCCCATTGTAAAGCTGATTAAGTTTTTGTTGTTGAATTTTGAAAAAATCATTTCCTACATATGGTTCTGTTAACCAATAAAGATGAATGTGACCGGGCGATGTTTGAACGGCAAAATGCGGTGGGCAAGCTGATTGTATAGCTCTGTTATAACTGTCTTGCATTTGCAACGGGTTGTCAATATCAACTACTTGTGCTCGAACATGTTCAACATTTTCAAGTGTTCTCGGACAGCCGGAACGAATAGAGTTAATAGCTATAAAAACACCATAACCAGAATCATTATAAAGTTTCAAGATTTGATTACAGTTGTCAAACGAATCGCAAATAATAACCGGCGGGTTTTTTTTATTATGTTCGTCTATCAGCAGCCAAAAACAAGATGTATCGGGACTGCCGGTAAGAGAGGTAATATAAGCTGTTGTAAGGTTAAAATCTGTCATCGAATAACCCCTTAAAAATACCGACTAAAACATTGACAACAATACTATTACCAGCTTGTTTGTAAAGTTGTGAGTTTGATACACCTGACAATTTTGCACATTCAAATTCAATGTCAGTAAATCCCATTAATCGCCAACATTCACGAGGTGTTAATTTACGGAGGCAGTAATCGTTTGCTAACATAGGTATCTGTCCACCACCCATTCCCATTGCAGCTGTTAACGACGGAGAATAATTTTCTACGGAACCAATATAAGCATTTTTCTGAGTTGAACCAATTATAATCTTAGGTATATTTCCACTTCCACCACCCGCTTTTACAGCTCTAGTTATTCCATTTTCATCGTAAACTTCTTGTTCAAAATGCCAACCATAATCAGTTTTTCCTTTAAGTGGATTTATAACTTTAGGCTCAACAACATAATTGTCCTTTTGAACGCTTGTAAGCGTGTTTGTGCAACCAGAATAGTTTATCTCAAGCATTTGTTCGGTTGGGATTCCTGCTGTTCTATCACTTGGGTTTTCCGGATTTCTTCCTCTACTTGCGGCACATAAAGGTTCAACTACAATATCCCAAGTATGTTTACCATCCAAGCTACCACCACCACCACAACGAATAGTGTTGCTAACTTCTTTTTCTTTTATTTGTGTTATTAATTTCTCAACCTTATCCGCGCTCAAATAATATTTCTCATCTACACAAGGTTCGAGCATATCTTTCAAGCGTTTCTCAAGTGGTATAGGTGAGGGGAATTTATAACCTTTGGTATCTATATCTTTTCGTATGCTGATAACAAAAACACGCTCACGATTTTGAGGGATACCATAGTCCTTAGCGTTCAAAACTTGCCAATAGTTATTATATCCCAATTGTTCTAATTTATCTAACCAGCGTTGAAAATCCGGCATAAATTTTTTGCTTACAAGAGCTTTTACATTCTCTAACAATAAATATTTAGGTTGAGTTCCATAAAGCACTGATTCGGTCAAAAGACGTTCAACATGTAACAAAAGCCCTGAACGTGTTTCTTCTGAAATACCACGTTGTTTACCTGCAAAAGATAAATCCTGACAAGGGAAACTATAAGTCCATAAATCCGCATAATCCAACCGTTCAATTTGTGTTATATTACCATAATTACGCACAGAGCCGTTGATAGCTTCGTAAGATTGTATAGCATATTTATCAATTTTTGAAATACCAACCATTTCGAAATCAAGACCTAAACGTTTAAGAGCTGCTTCTTGGGCACCAATGCCTGTGAAAAGAGTTATAACTTTAAGCATTTGCTTTTTTCCATCCATAACCTAAACATGAAATTCTTTTATTTTCACAACATTCGCGAAAATTATTATGTTTTACTTTAAAATAAAGTTGAATTTCTTTATAAGAATCCCATATTTTTATAGTTTTTTTGGTTTTCAAATCATACTGTTCTACTTTGATTTTTTTTCTACCGGCTTTTTCAGAACGGACGTTTAATTTATTTTTACAAGCGTGAATTTGATTTTCGGAATTATTACACCATTCGAGGTTTTCAACTCGATTGTCAGATTTAATACCGTTAATATGATTTACTTGTGGTTTATTTTCAGGATTCGGTATAAAAGTTTCCGCAACAATTCTATGAGCTTTCAAGGTTTTAGTTCTGAAATCAATATGTAAATAACCTTTTTTGGTTTTGTAAGGTTTTATAATTCTTTCTTTGGAAATATAAAAACCGTGCCCGTTCCATATTTTTTTAGGTAAAGATTTAAAATTTCCCAATGTCGAAACTTGATATTCTCCCTCAAAGTTTCGAACATCTTTCCATAACTCATTAATTGTTATCATTCCCTTTACTCTCTATCCATTCATTAACTTTTTCAACACTCCAACGTTTAGGTTCTAAACCTTTAATTGGTTGAACGGGGAATCGACCGTCCTGTATCATGTTATAGAGAGTTCGGCGACTGATGCCGATATAGATTGATAACTCTGTGAGATTTAATGTTTTTTTATCCATTTTATACCTCAAATTTAATAACAATTACTAACACCCTATAACTGTTATTAATCATTGTCAATTACATTTTTATACATTATTGCATAATTTTATACTTGACAGCGAATAATAAGGGTTATAAGGTGTTGGTAATTGTTAGGAGAATTTTTAATATGCGAAAATGTCAACAAGCTGGTTACGAACATTTAATTGTTTTAGATTCTATCTGGTTTCCTGTTACTACATACTGTTATATTAATAAAGGTGAAATAGAATGTATAGGTATTGTTACTGTTAAAGATACCATAACCGATGAAATTAAAAAATATATCGGATGTGGAAAAGGTAAAAATCCAACATACGATGAAGATTTGATAGTAGCTTGTGGAAGTACTTATAATGTGGATAAATCGTAAAATTTATAAACGGTAATAAAGTTATATTTTATTTTGTAAAATGTAAGGAAGTTTACGCTTATACATTTTACAATCAGACAATAATATCGGAGAGAATATATAAATGAGCGGTAACATGCACGGTTTATATCTGAAAGAGGGTGAAAAACGCGAAGAATATGATTTCTACGCTACACACCCTTCAGCAATTCCGCCGTTATTATCCGTGCTTAGTTGGCTCGATGGCGGTAAATACATTTGGGAACCATGTGCCGGACGGGGTCATCTTTCAGAAGCTCTTATTACTTTCGGTCATAAAGTAGTATCTACTGACTTAATCAATCGTGGATATGGCATCGGCGGTGTTGATTTTCTTAAACCTACTTTATATGATTCTTTACCTTTTGATGCTATAATTACTAATCCACCTTATTCTCACGCTTTAGAATGCGTTAAACGGTCAATAGAACTCGTACCTGTTGCTTGCCATTTTTTAAACATAAGATTTTTAGAATCTGTGAAACGCAAGGCATTTTTTGACAGGTTTCCCCCTCGATATGTGTGTGTATTCACTGAACGAATACCATCGAGCAAAAACGGCCTCTTTCCGGTTAAAGAAAAAAGCGCGATTTGTTACGCATGGTTTATATGGATGCACGGATTTACAGGTAGACCGGAAATCATATGGCTGTAAAATGTTTTATGCGTTCAACGGCGTTCATATCTTTAACAGCTTTGTGTCGCATCGCAAGTAATTGTACAATTACTCGAGAGTTCCCCGTTTTAACAGCATATTCCGCCACAGCATTTTTTATATCCGGGAAATGATAAATTACCGTTCCATGAGAAATGTTTAAGGTGTTAGCAATACTTGTAGGTGTAACATTCGGCCAAAGTTTTAATCCAGTTTCAAGGATGGATTCTCTTGTTTGTTCACCTTGTTTTTTCATACTATTTGTTATCGACATATTTTATAATCCTATAAAAATCTTCAACACTTGTTGCAAATCCTGCTAACCCCCCGTATTGTTTAATAATATCAATAAACTGTTTTTGTTGCAAGAGGTGTTTGTCATTTTTGTTAAAATGCCAATTTTCAGCTTTCATTTCAACGGCTGTAAATATGCCTAAAACTTGTCCAACCATTTCAGGTGTTATAAGCACCGGACGAATACCGATAAAATCACTGGAAGCTAATTTAGCTTCCGACCCTAAACCATATCGAACAAAACGACCGGTATCATCATAAAATCCCCCACAGTTATTGCGCCAAAGAGGGCAATTAAGCTGTGCAGCCGCGAGGCGAATATGAGATGTTACCGCTGATTCACGCATTGAGATAGCTCTATTTGTTCACAAAGTTCATATATTCTAGCGCCTAATAAAGAAACAAATTTTTCATAATTGTTACCTAAATTTTCTTTAATTTCTATATTATAATCAGTTTCTGCTAAAAGAGCGTGAGCCAATTCGTGAAATAAAGTGAATAATTTTTCACTAGGTTTTAGACTTTCTAATATATAAATTGTTGAAGTTCTGTAACAACACACACCTCTGTTACCATCCAAAACATCATTGTTTTCAGAGACAAATTTAATGTCCCACCGGATTTTGTTAAGCATTATTGAATTATCGTTTATTATCATTCATACCATCCTTTAATTCTTTCAGCTGTTGTTAAATAATCTTGACGTGTTCTAGTACCGTTTAAAGCGGTTAACACATCCATACCTAACGACAAATAGAAACGCCGATAAATTTCTCTGTCGTTAAATCCTTTTTCACGTTCGATAGCTGCCCATTGAGCAATAGTATCTTTTAATTCATTCTGAGCTTCTATCTTTTCCATTTGACGATTTGCAGCGGCTTTACCAGCTATTGGTCCAGCGGCTTTTGCGACTCTTGCGGCTATATTTCCCGGACTTTCTAACATTGCATTTTGCCGCAAGCGCTGTAAGGTTGCTTTATCTAATAACACCAAATCACCAGCAACTATTTCAATTGTACGAGATTTTGATTCTGGTACAGGTAGCTCAGCCCCGCAATAAGGGCATTGAGTTCTAAATTTTTCATAAGGTTTAAGACATTTTTTACAAACCGTAAGTTCTATTTCGTCCGGGTCTTTAGTTAATTTAGCTTTTTTTTGTCGCCGTTCTAAGGACCATTCTCTGGGCATATCCGGCAAACCATGTCGAATAACGTTGCTAACATGGTCGATAATAAGAGCTGTTTTATTAGGTGCAGGACGCAATACACGACCTATTTGTTGTAAAAATTTACCAAGTGAAGCAGTGGGACGGGCCATAATACAAACATCACAACTCGGAACGTCAAATCCTTCATCAAACAAATCTACATTGACAAGTACCTGTAATTTACTATCTCGAAAATTATCTAAACTTTGTTCTCTAAATGCCGGTAACGATTTACCGTTGAGTGAAACCGCTCTTATATTGTGAGCGTTAAAATCTCTTGAAATTTCTTCAGCTGTTTCAACGTCAGTAGCAAAAACGATAGCTTTTCGACCGAAAGCATATTTAATATAATTTGTTACTACATCCCCGATGATTCGTGATTTTTTAGCAGCTTTACGCAAAGTTTGACTAGACCAATCGCCATTCGCAGACAACGGGCTGTCTTCAACATTTAAATCTGATTTAGGGCAGACAATTTCGTAATCTGCAAGAAAATTATTTTCAATAGCCCAACGCATTGAAGGACCTAAAACCATGTCGTCCATAACACCATCGACCCATCGACCTAATCCTTGACCGTCAGCTCGATTCGGTGTTGCAGTTACACCAAGCCCACGGGCATTGACAAACATTTCAACAGCTTTACCCCACTTATTGCCGCGAGTAATGTGATGTTGTTCGTCAACCTCCCACAAAGCTATTTGCTGCGCCCAATTTTTTAAACTATCGGCTCGTGCCATTAATGTATCAACACCAACAACTGCCGATAATGCCGATGGATTAATAAAAGATTTTCCAAATTCAATTTTATGTTTTCTTGAAATTTGCCCGACAACAGCTCTTGGAGCTATTATCCGATGATAAAGACCCACACGTGCTAAATGACAAGACATTTGACTGACAAGCTCGTTACGATGTGCAACAACTGCAACAGGTTTGTGTTGGTTATCAAAGTTAAGGGCTATGGAAGACATACAGACAGATTTACCTAATCCCGTACACATCACTAAAGATACATTTCGATTCCCTTGATTCCAACTGTCGTAAATTTTATTGACAGCCTCCTGCTGATAATCTCTAAGCTTTATCGGCATCTTTTAACCACTCCGGCAATTCAGCGGGTTTACTTTTCTTATCATCTTTTGCGGTAGGTATAAATACTCCAACCCACTCTGAATCGGTAATATCTCTTAATAAAACAGGTTTAGAGCTGTTTATAACTGCCGGAAATGTTATTTGTCCCGAAGGACTACATTCAAACAATTTAATTATTTGATAAGTATCCCAAAACATAAACCCTTTATTCTCTGATGATTCGACAAACCAAGAACGCCATTCATCATAAAAAGTTTCATCAAGATATATGAGTGATTCGGAAATATCTTTATCTGTTTTTAATGTTGCAAGACCAAATTCCGGTACAGTTTCTAATATTACAGATGTTGAAAATTTTGAATCAAATTCCATTCTTTCTTTGAACGTTGCGTCAACTTTAATGTACACAATTTCATTTGCACCAAACGAATCGCCGAAATATTTTACACAAGCTATAATTTCATTGCTTGCAATCATAAAAGCTTTATGGTCTTTAATTTCTATTCTTATATATCCACCGTCGTCCACGAGCTTTGAAAATCTATATAAATCATCACTTTTTATAACAATTTTTGACATTTTTTAATTTTCCTCTTGCAATCTGTTTGACAATAATGTAAAACGGTTATTGTTAAATGTCAACATTTATTGTAAGGAAATAAAATGAAAATTACACTTGAAGGATTGACAGCCGATGAGCTGTTGAAAATTGCAAAAGTTTTGACTGATGAGCCGGTGGTATCAGTCAAACAGACTGAATCGGTTGAATCAATCGAATCGGTTAAATCGGTTAATAATGTTTTGACGCTGGACAAAGAAGGTTTGCCATGGGATGAGAGAATCCACAGTTCAAATCATCAGATGACCGCTAAAGGTGTTTGGCAACGTCGTCGTGGTATTACCGATGAAGAATATAATCGCGTTAAAACTGAATTGTTAGCACCTATTACGTTGAGTCCGATTGAAGACCCTGCACCGGTAGCACCCGTAACATCAGTAGAGTCGATAATACCCTATGCCTCAGCTCCGGTAGCACCGCAGGCACCTGTAGCGCCTGCTGAGCCGATTGTACCGCAAGCTCCAGCAGCTCCAGCAGCTCCAGTAGCACCTGCTTATGACTTTGTTAATAATGCTACCGCACCTGTAGAATCAATCATGCCGCAGGCTGCACCGGTAGCAGAAGACCCGGAGGCTCTTTATAACAGAATGTTTGAACAGTTGCGTAACGGTTTGCAGATGAAAGTACTGGATGCCAACTTCATGCAGAATGTAATTGCCGGTGTTAATGCCACTTTCGGTACCTCTTATCAGGGAGCTGCTGAATTGAGAGGTAACGCACAGGCTCTTAGTTATGTAATTAACGAATTGGTTAAAAAAGGTTTGTAATTTATGTTATCATTAACTGCAACAGAACTTCCGCGTTTTATGGCCTGCAACGGTTATAAGTCTTTAGGCAGCGTACAGCCTTTTGACCCTTCAACCGAATTGACCGACGAAGGTAATGCTGTCCATTGGCTTGCTGAGCAGGTTGCGGGTGGTATCAGCCCGGAAACGTTAATCGGACAATCAGCACCGAACGGTTTATTTATAACCGATGAAATGGTTGAAAATTGCCGGGATTATTTCGAGTTTATAACTTCCGATAATTGCAAGGTCGAAGTGGATACATCTCATTCCGGTAACGGCTGGGAAATTCACGGACGTGCTGATTGCGTTAAATGTGCTGATGGTATTTTAACCATTGCGGACTTGAAATACGGCTGGCGGATTGTTGAACCGAAAATGAATTGGACATTAATCAGTCATGCGATTGGATATTGCAAACAGCTTGGCAATTCTTATCCGAACCTGATAGTGTTCAAAATTTTTCAACCCCGACCGTATCATCCGCAAGGAAGCATTAGAGAGTGGCAGGTAAGTTATAGTGAGCTATTGCAACTGTATGACAAATTAATTCAAACCCTTGTCAACCCCTCATCAACAGTTTGCAGCGGCGCACAATGCTATAAATGCCAGTCGCTCTCTCAATGCCCCGCAGCACAAATAGCGGCTATGAATGCCGTGGACGTTGCAGAATTGGCTTTTGATAGCGAAATTAGCAACGAACGGCTATCATGGATGCTGACAAATCTCAAACGCGCTCAGGAAGTCCTAAAACAGTCTTATGACGCTTATGAGGATTTAGCAAAGCACAGACTGTCGGAAGGTAAAGGTGTTAAAGGTTATTCAATCGTTCCGGCTTTAGGTCAGACGGCATGGAATAAAAATATCAATGCTGATTTTATTAAAGCAATGACAGGTATTGATGTCCGTGTTGAAAAACTTATGACACCTGCACAGGCTAAAAAAGCCGGTGTGCCGGAGGATTTTGTGGCCGAATGCACTTATAGACCTGACAACGGTTTTAAACTTGTTGCAGTTGATGAAAGTAAAATTGCAGAAAAATATTTTGGAGAAAAGGAGTAAAAATATGAGTAATAGCGGTTTACGAGGTTTTTTAATCTTTGTTGGTTTGATTGGTGCTTGTATATACATTTATCCTCGATATAATGTATATACAAGCAGATTGATTGGTGAAGGTGAATTGCAAAGAGCTGAAAGCAATAGAAAAATTATTATTGAAGAAGCTCATGCTAAAAAAGAATCAGCAAAAGCGCTTGCGGAAGCGGAAGTAATAAGAGCTGAAGGAGTTGCTAAAGCAAACAAAATAATCGGTGACAGCTTAAAAAATAACGAAGGTTATTTGAGATATTTGTATATTCAAAATCTTAGCGAAACCGAAACTCAAGGAAATAAAGTAATTTATATTCCGACAGAGGCTGGTTTACCGATTTTAGAAGCAGGAAAACGTTAATTTTAAAAAGGAGTAAAAATATGTCAGAAGTTGGCGGAATTGATAGCACCAGATTGCTATCTTTAATTGAACGAATCGAGCATCTCGAGGAAGAAAAATCTGCTATCACATCGGATATTAACGATATTTATGCGGAAGCCAAAAGCGCTGGTTTTGATACTAAAATCATGCGTGAGATTATCAAACTTCGCAAAATGAACGCTGCTGATAGGGACGAGAAAGAGTTTTTACTCGAAACTTATAGAAAAGCTTTAGATATTTAACTTAAAACGGAGAAAAGAAATGACGTTAGAATGTTTTAAGCTGCCTGCCGGACGTATTGTCGGCGGCGACCCTAACAAATTTGAACAGGCTATTGATTATTATACCAAACAGCCTAAAACAGATAAGAACGGTCAGCCGGTCAAAGAACACCGTATTGACCTTGCAATTCCCAAAGCTGAATTTATGCAGAATGTTTGGCCGTATATTGTTCAGGAAGTTGCAAAAGTTTATCCGCAATATGCAAACGCTAATCCCGAACAGCTTGAGATGACGAGATTTGCTTGGAAAATTATTAACGGTGACAGCCCTGCTTGTCCGCAAGGTTCAAATGTACCGTATAACACCCGTGACGGATATAAAGGCTGTTATATCATTAAAGTTCGTACATCTGCCTATTGTCCGTCAACTTATAAATTTGAAAACGGAGCTTATCGTAAAGTTGAAGCGGACGAAGTTAAAACCGGTGATTATGTCGTTGCAAGTGTTAATTTGAGTGTACACACTGAAAAAGACGGCGGCATCTATTGGAACCCGAACGCTTATGAACTTGTAGGTTACGGGCAGGCTATCAAAGGCTCTATAAATGCCGACCCGATGAAATTGTTTGGCGGTCAGGCATCTGCCGTTCCTGCCGGAGCATCTGCGACACCCATTAGCTCGGCACCGACCACAGCTCAAATGCCGATGCCGCAACAGCCGACGGCTATGCCTATGGCACCTGCAGCTCCTGCAATGCCGCAAGCACCGCAACAGCCAGTTGCACAAGCACCTATGCCTGCACCGGCTTATGACTTTGTTAACAATGCTCAGGGTATGCCGATGCCGCAAGCACCGCAGGGGTTTACCCAGCCTGCTGCGAATGTGGCCGCCCAGCCTGCTACCACGCCCCAAACGGCAAATGGTACTGTACCTTTTGCGACTTCATTCCCTACTAGGTAATGTTGACAGCCGCTGACAGACCGGTAAAAGTCTGTCAATTTATTAATTTAGGAGGTATTTTTCATGTTGCCGGAAAAATTTGAAGATTTGAAAGATATGGGATTGCGAAATTATGTAATTCTCATGACGTTAATAGCTATGCTTGTAGATATGAAACTTTTTACAACAGCAGAAGTTGCTAAAAACGCCGATAGCATTTATAAATATCAAGTACGCCCTCAAATATTAAAGGATTTGGAAAATGAACAAAGACAAATGGACTGAATTATCTAGTGAAATCACCGAATGGCACGAAAATTGTTTCCCGGACGCAACGCTTGAGGGACAACTCGTAAAGCTTGAAGAAGAGTTTACAGAATGGATGGCTGCAACAGGTGTTGAAGATTCCGGTAAAGAACTTGCCGATATTTTCATTGTTTGTTGCGGTCTCGGGCGTTGGAACTCTGTTACCGGCAGAATAATTACCATGGGGCTGTTGAACGATTTAACGCATTATAACGATGTTTTCTACAAACAGGTTTATAATAAACATCAGAAAAATAAAGCTCGGATATGGCAAAAAACTGCCGAAGGCACTTATCATCATACAAATAAGGAGTAAAAATATGTCGTTATCGCTTGAAAGATTATTGATAAAAACAAAAGATGATCAATTTTATATCGGTTATAAAATAGAAGACCATTTTGAAATACCTTCAATCAACCCCGATGAAGAAAACATTGTTTTGTTTTTACCAGCTGAAAAAGTTGAAAAATTTTATATCGTTGATGAACTTCTTGCAGGTGTGGAGAATTAAAATGGTTAAAAAGATGTTAAACATTGCCGGTGTACTTTATGAAATTAAAATGGTTGACGGTGATTATTGTGGCGGAAATATGGGAAAATCAAATTTTGCCGAAGCTAAAATTTTTATTAACAAAGATATGCCGTTACAAGTACAGGAAAATGTCTTGCTGCACGAGATACTTCATATTTGCTATCGAAACGGTTATTTGTGCAAAGAAGACGGGGAAGAAAGAGTCGTTGAAGTTTTGACGAATTTTCTTTATCCGATATTGCAAGAACATCCTTTTGATTTATTGAGTGCGGAGAATTAAAATGGACTGGATTGTTATTTATGCAGTAGTATTATGGCTTTTTATATTTGTTAAATCGATGAACAACGTACATACCATTTATCAACTTACTGTATGTTTAACGGCTCATTGCGTATATTTACCGATTTATGGACGGGTATTCGGATGGTGGTAAAATGCCTCTTAACTTTACAAACGCTATAGTCTACGATATTGAAACTTTCCCGAACTGTTTTACATTATCAATGGAAATGTTAAATTCTAATGTTCGTTCAGTTTGGGAAATTTCTGAATATCGTGACGACCGCAAGCAGCTTTTAGCATTTTTTAGAGAGCTTGCAGCAACTCAAACGCCTATGATAGGCTTTAATAACATCAATTTCGACTATCCTGTTATCCATTTCCTTTGGAATAATCCCTCGGCAACCTATCAGCAGCTTTACGCAAAGGCCTCTGACATTATTAACGCCGAGAGCAAATTCGGTCATATTATATGGGCTTCTGACCGTTTTACGCCGCAGGTGGATTTGTTTAAAATGCACCATTTTGATAACAAGGCAAAATCTACCAGCTTAAAATTCCTTCAGATAAACATGCGCGTTGATAGCGTTGAGGATATGCCGATAGAACCGGGAACAGTGCTAACTCAAGAACAAGTTAACACCTTGCTCATCCCTTATAACATACATGACGTACAGGAAACTAAGCGATTTGCTGAATATGCGCATCACGCTGTTGAATTTAGACAAGGGCTTGAATCACAATTTGGTATCGACGTTTATAACTGGAATGATACAAAAATCGGCGAACAAACTATCATATCCCGTCTTGGTGATGAAGTATGTTATGATGTCTCCACAGGTTACCGACAGATGCGTCAAACACCAAGAACGCAAATACCACTTAAAAATATTATTTTTTCTTATGTAAAATTAAAAAAGCCTGAATTTAAGCATATCTACGATTATATGTGTTCTCAGGTATTGAGAAGTGAAGAAATCAATGCAGCTGGCGAAGAAAGTACAAATATTAAAACCAAAGGTGTGTTTGAAAATCTTACAGCGACTGTCAACGGCGTTGAATATCATTATGGAGTTGGTGGTATTCACGGTTCTGTTGAAAAGAAACGCATACAAGCTACAGACGATTGGTGGATTGTTGATGTTGACGTATCAAGTCTATATCCGTCAATTGCTATTGTAAACGGCTTGCATCCCGAACATTTGGGAGATAGATTCGCAAGCATTTACGGTGACCTTAAAAAAGAACGTAAAAAATGGCAAAAAGAAAAAGGTGAAAAATGCACGGAAGCCAACGCTATCAAACTCGCTCTCAATGGTGCTTATGGTAAATCAAACTCCAAATTCAGCGTGATGTATGACCCGCAATTTACCATGACAATTACTATCAACGGTCAATTAATGTTGTCAATGTTGCTCGAATGGCTGACAGATGTTCCGACATTGCAAGTTATTCAAGCCAATACAGATGGTATTACATTTTACATTCACAAAGATTATTATCAACAGACACAAGAGATTTGTAAACGATGGGAACAATTAACACATCTGGACCTTAAAGAAGCCAGATACGCTAAAATGTATATTCGCGACGTTAATAACTATATTGCCGTTGGTACGGACGGGAAATGTAAACTCAAAGGTGCTTATTGGACACCTGACCCGTTAAATTATCACGAATCGGTAGCATCCTCGCAACCGCCGGCATGGCATAAAAACTTTTCAAACGTTGTCAGCACGCGGGCGGCTGTTGCAAATATGGTTGATGGTGTTGATATTGAAACATACATTCGCAGTTGCTTCAATCCGTTTGACTTTTGTTGCGCAGTTAAAGCTACCGGCGGTTCTAAGCTGTTTTGGGGTAATAAACATGTCCAAAAAAATACAAGATTTTATATCAGTACAGATGGGGAATTTTTATCAAAAGTTATGCCCCCTGCCGGTCCGGTAGGTTGTTATAAACGTCGAAATGGTATTACTGAAACGGAATATAATAGGGTCATGGCTGAAACAGGCGGTGAATGGGATGAAAGAGTTTGCACAAAGAATAAATCAAAATACGAGGAACGTGTTACAGGATTAGCGGCCGGATATAAAGTCACAGTTGTTAACGATATTGAAACTTTTAAATGGGATAATATCAATTACGATTGGTACATTCAAGAAGCTCAAAAACTTATTATATAGGAGGATGTTATGTATACTTTTTATATCGGACAATATGTTGAAACTGGTTTACCGCCTTTAACAATGATTGAAAAATGTTCGAAAATAAAATTTGAAAAAAATTTAAACGAACTTTTGGAAATTTTACCTTACGGCATGGATGTTTATGTTAAAGATGTCGACGGTATTATTTATGGTTATCATCGTGAACTTAAAAATAACATGGGATTGTTAAAATGAAAATTGGGGATAAAGTTTTTTACATTCAAGAAGATTATGATTGGTGGATTAATAATGGTTGGGAGGTCAGCAAAGAGGATTGGCACATTGAAGGTATTAATATAACCAATAACAAATTAGAAATTGTCATCAAATCTAATAACTGCAAAAAATACACCAGCATAAATGATATATTTCTCGATTTACATACCGCCGAAACTGTTTGTAAAGTAAGAAACAAACTTTTATAAAAAACGCCCCCCGAGAAGCTGTACATTATTACTGGTAATAATGCCTGAAGCAGGGGGGCTTGTTCTAGCATTTGGAGTTTAGAGTTTTATTGTAAAAACATTTTAACTAAAATCAAGGCTTTTTGCAAGTTTATCTGCAAGGTCTTGATAGATTGAATATCTATCCCTTCTGCCCGTATGTGCTTTCTTGTGATATATTTTCCATCTCTCACAATACAACATGCCCCTTATTCGTTCTGCAATCTCTCTATATTTGTCTTTCTTGGTTTCTGGGTGCAATATACTCTCAATAGCAATTTGGCTGTCTGTGATAATAAAAATAGGCTCGCTACGGGGCGAACCTTTAATGTGTTGAAGGGCATTGTAAATAGCCAATAATTCCGCCTGATTATTATCCTCTGCTTTAGTTTTTACATGTAATCTGGTTTCTTTTGTACCGTTCGGTATTATTTCCCGAATTAAAATACCTAACCCGGCTTCTTTTGTTTTATGGTTAAAAGCTCCGTCCACCCAGATTTGCATTGACATCTGCCAAATTTTATTACATAATGTAAATGTTATTGGCGTTTGCGATAACATTTACATATCAGTCCGGGAGGTGGGTGCCTACCGGACTTTTTATTTACACAAATCTAACTCTTGTTTTAATTTATAAAGTCTTGCTTGATGTTCCCAAAAATTCTCGTAACCATTATACGGAATGTTTTTAACTTCTTTTGCAACTTTTTCACCGCCGATTGGATAAACTGCGCAAGGCCTAGAATTTATTTTCTGAGTACATCCGCAGCAAAATATCACGACTAAGATTAGCAGAAGAATAAATTGTCGACTTCGCTTTTTCAACTTCCACATATTTAATAACCTCTTTTTCTATATATTCAATTTTTGTGTCAGCACTTCCCACGCGATAGCCAGTATAATAAGTTCCACCAATAACAAGGAGAAAAATACCAACAAAAAACGCATATTTCATTCCACCTCGCAATAAAACAAATGACGCCCGATTCGCAAATCGGGACGTTTTCCTTTTGCCCACGCCGGATTTGTACCAACGACGCAATAGTGACATGCACCGTTCACAATATCTTTGTAAGTGCCTGAAATATATTTTTCAGCAACATCTATACATTTACAAAAAATTTTATCACTTTCGGAAATTTGAGTTATTAATCTGAAATTCGGGTCGTCTTCGTTCCAACAACTAAATTGATGATATTTTGAACCTTTAACGCAAAATTGACATGTGTCAGCAATAGTTTTACCTGAAAACCATTTGTGCGCTTTGTATCTATTTAAAACAACCGATGCAACGGCACATTTACCGATTTCTGGTTCCCCTCTTGCTTCTCCGTATATAGTTCTGGCAAGGATGTCTATATCTTTACTTCTGTACATTTTTAAATCATCCAAACCAGACATGCTCCTGCATATGCACCGAAAATCCATTCGCCCCAGTTCCAGCCGGATTTTCCCAGCGCTTTTAGTTTCTCAAGCTTCCCGCCCAACCAATAGCAGATGCCCATCCCGAGGCCTGAGAGCATCAGCGGCAGGCTGCCGAAGTACAAGCCCCACAGAAACGTGATGATGAGGCCGGTCAGCGTCGTACCACAAAAGCCGAACCATTTTGGATTTTCATACAACCAGAAGGTCTTTCCCTTGAAAGTAATTCGGCATGAATAGAGCAAATCGTCTATCAGCTCACACTCCCGATATTGTACTAAATTCGGGTTAAGCTGGCCGCCCTCCAATAATCTGCCAAGATATAAGCCCCAGCCGTAAAGCTTATAAGACGTGAAACAGGCAATGCCGCCAACAATGGCTTTCTCAAGACTGTTTCCAAAATAGAAATACCCGAAAATGCCGAAAAAAAGCGCATACCAGATTTTATTTTCCGGAATATATTCTTTCCAAAGTCCGCCGCGAATGCGCCACAACAACGCCGAAATCGCGACAATTATAAATGAAATCAGATAAATCATAGCATTTCCTTTTTTATTTAAATAAAAATGTTCCTAAATCTGCGACTTGAACACCGCAGGCAGAGGCTGTAATGATTATCAATAAATAGATAAAAATTTTATTACTTAAAATTTCTTTTATATTTTCTGTAAAACTTGTTCTTTTGGCTATTAAAGTTTTTATTTCATTGATTTTTTCATCAAGAGAATCAACTTTTTTATCGAGAATGTCGACTTTTTTTTCAATTTCATACATTCTTTTATCCATTTTTTCGGCATCCTCAGCTTGTTTCTGATGAAGTAACAAAGCGGCCGACGACAAGCCCCCATGATTTTTTTGGGCTAATAACATATCAAGAGCTACTCTTTGTTGAGGTTGTGTCATTAATTTACTTCTCATGAATAATACCCTTTAACAAAAAGGGGCTGTTTTTAGCGTAGCCCCTATCAATAAAAATGTCAACATTAATAATTCATAGCACGATAATATCTTTCGGCTTTATCGTGTGGGGCATCCTTATCATTTATAAATTTTACGGCATCTTTAACGTATTCCAAATCTGAACGACCCGATTCGTAAAAATCACTGTAAATCATATTCAATACGTAATAAAAAGCGGGTTTATCGTGTATTGAATATTTGTCAGCAAGCTTGGAAGTTGTTTCAAAATCCCAATGCTCTCCAACAGAACCATCTTCGTTTTCAAGTTTTGAAACTGCATATTCGGCGGATTCCCTATCATGCAAGGGATGCTTATACATTTGCAAATTTCTTAAAAAATGATTAACTGTTTCAGGATGAAGATTTTTAACTTCACAAATAAAATCATCAATCATTTCAGTTAACATATACATATCTTTCTCAGAATCAGAACATGTATATTCTTTAATTATCTCCTGAAATTTCATCTTTTTTATCCTTAATTATGAGTTTCGCCATAGGTGTTTTTTTCAATTCTTTTTCAATAATACAAGAGGCTTGGCATATTTTTTCAATACACCAATCACGTGCTGCTGCATTTCCGAGTATATATCCAATAATTATGCCTAAACCTCTCATATCATCTCCTAGCAGTTTTTAGGGGTATTATGGGCAATAACATGAGGCGTTGCAACGCTGCCGAAATATCCTTTGTAAACAACACGGGTTCTCAATTCATTTGAATACATCTGATTACCAAATCGGTTAAGCAACGGAACGGCAGTTACAGTTCCATTTACTGATACATTGATTTGAACTGGGACATATGTGCTCGGATTTGAGCCAACATCGCAGCAAATGCGAAAATTAAACTCATCAGTGTTTAACACTGCCGGTGCTGCGGAAAAATTTAATATAAGACTTTCCGTACTAGAAGTAACCGAACTTACAAGATGAACACAATTGCAATTACAAGTCATTTTATTTCTCCAAATAAAAGATTTTAAGTCAAGGCGGCCAGAATAATCTAACCGCCCGAGGGAGTTAAATTAAACCAGAACGTTATTACCGTTGCAACCACAGCCGCAACCAGTGAAACGGTCAATTCCTAAACCGTTCAAAACACCAGCATTCGGGCAAACCGCACCAACCCCGGTAATATTCGGACGGGTAAGCATGTTGCAACGAATATCAGCAATTGAAGCCGTCAACGCTGCAAGCTGGTCTTTCATAAACAGCTGATTTTCCAAAGACATAATTCTACGGTCACGGTCAGCAACTTTGTCACGTTCTGCCTGATAAGCATAAAAATCAATTTTGGTCTGAGTTGCATTAGCCGTTGCATTAACCAGCTCACGAGTGCCAGCAGCCTGCTGTTCTACCAGATACTGAGTACGGGCGGTATTGATGATTTCAGATTTTTCAGCATCACAGGTTGCACGATAATTCTGGAAACCATAACTAGAAGCACCGAAACCAATACCATCACCAAAAGGGGCAAAACCGTTACCGCAGTTATTACCCCAACCAAAACCGTTACCACCACGGCCCCAAAAAGCAATGATAATCAGGAAGAACAAGGCAAGAAAACCAATCCCTCCCCAACTATAAGATTCTTTATCCATTATATATTCTCCGTTAAGCCCGACATTACTTAAGCCTTGCAAGATTAGCTTGCAATTGCTCTAACTCATTAACCGGGGCTTGTTCAGATAATGAGTTAACTTGTTTATCGAATAACGATTCGGCTCTATTTAATCCGTCAATGACTGATTGTTTTTTATCACCGAGAAAAAAACCAGCCATAGGATTGTTTATAAGTTTTTTCGCTTTTTCCAAATCTTCTCGAGTAACACCGGCTTTTTCTAAAGCTTCTTTCGGGTTTTGCGTAATGTCAGTTATTTTATTAGCAAAATCATACGCTTGACTTAGGAGTTGAATCTTTTCTTGTGGTAAGAATCGTCCTGCCGCTGACAGGATTGATTGCTTGTTGAACATCTTTCTTCTCCTCTAATCTATTGACTTTTTCGTTTAATGAAATAATAGTATTGGACATCTCCGTCATCATCGTTTGGGTCTGTTTTAATGTTTCTTGCAATTCCTGATTTATTTCTTCAGGTGTTTTAGGTTTTACAAGTATTCCGGCTTCTATTAATTTTTGTTGAAAACCTTTAGCCGTTTCAATAGCTTTATTATATTCATCTGTGATATAACCGAGTTGCTGTCCATAAGAATTAAATATTTTTCCGTTTTGTACAAAGCCGATAAAACTTTGATTATTTGGGTTATATTGATTCAAAGTATTATTTTCAAACATCTCTTAACTCCCTTTAAAGATGGTTTTAATTTTGATAAAAAATAACCTCACTCTCTGTTTATAGAGTAGCAAGGATATATAAAATTAAAATGTTGGGAATGTGTAAAGATAAAGTATTGATTTTAAAGATTTATAAGTTTGTCTATGACTTCTTTATACAAATTCATAACCTGTCTTAATTCACAATTAACACCTTTAACATCAGGTATTTGCTTAAACTTAAGCTTGTCAACATATCTGGATTTAATGATAATTTTATGACGTTCTGAAATATTCAAATCATTAAGTAAGTCAGAAAGAAATTCAGGATGTTTAGAACCAATACGATTTAAAAAGAAATGTAACCAAAGAGCAATTACTTTACGTTTAACCACGTCCACTTTTACCGCCCCTTCCGGTTGCACGACCCCCTCCTCGAGGAAGGACTAATTTAACTATTTGAATTTGTTTACTCATTTATCATTTCCTGTTTGTTATTCTCACCATCTTGCATTTGAGTAATAGTAGCATAGTTTGGCTGATAACTTTGATAAATATAAAACGCAAATAAACTTGCAACCACGCATAAAGCAGCAAACAATATTAATGCTGTTTGCATACCAGCTTTACGAGCTTCTTTTATAATTTCAACCATATTATCCATATAAATACCTCCATGAATAATATTTTAACAAGCTTTTATTTATTAATCAAGTTTTAAATTGTATAATAAGTTTTTACACCTCTTCAAACTCAATATAAATGCCACGGTTTTGCTAGCTCTTAGGTAGATTCCGCAGAGCTTTTTTTAATAAATATCTCCGGCTGGGTATCGCGTCGCCGTAAAAGAGTAAGGTCCTAAAGTAAGTACATCGCCGTTGACCGCAGTTATTGAAACGTCGTTGTTAGCGGACAAATTGTCTGGTAACGTCGTTACCGCGTTGTCGCTTGTTCTTAAAACTGTACTACCCACGACGGCCTTACCTAAAGTATAGAAATAACCGTCCAACGTGTCGTAATCATAACAGTAATAAGTTGGCTCTGTCGGCTCTACTGACGGTTCATTAACTAAGTATTTTTTTTGACCTTATAACCTTTTATTTGCAGATTTTGTAATCCATACCATTCAGCCATATCTGTAATTCTAAGATAGATATTGGATGTTTCAAACGCACCGTTATTGATTCGTGTCAGCAAGAAGTTAGTTGCTGGATTATTTGTTGTAACAGAACCCATGTTTACAGTCATATGACTAGAAGTATATGCTGTAACTGTACCAGAATAATTATCTGACGGGCGACTGGCAATCGTCAACTCTTTTATCAGCAGTGTGTAAGGGAAATGAATATTCAGCCATTGAGTGGATGAACCATTCATCTGCCAATAACCCTGGTCGGTTTTAGTTGAAATAGTATTCCTCATAATATAGCTGTTGTTGCACATATTGTTCCAACTACTCGTATTATTATAGCTTGAGGTTACGACAATATTACCCTCTGCAACAGGGGTTATTGACCCAGTTAATGTTGGGGTCTTAAAATACTCAAGGTTAGTTACCCCCCCCCCCTCGGGTTCATAGCCGATATATTGGATAAGACATTCGCCGGCACCACCAGCACCACCGTTTATACCAGAGCCGGTAAATCCACCACCACCAGCACCAGGAGCGGTAGCGTTAGCACTTGGTAGGCCTCCACCGTCCTTCGAAATTACACTGTCCCCGCCATAACGCTTATTACCGTCAACAACTTTTGTCCCATTTCCATTTCCCAGATATTTCGCCGTTAATATCTCATAATCGTCATTTGCAATAACTGTTAACTCCCCACCGACAGCTAAGGCTTCATTGGTCTTTCCTCCTTCTCCACCACCAAATATAAACATATTTTCAATTTGTGTAGAATTGCCGTTAACCGACAACTTTCCTGACGATACAGCAGCACCCGTTGAAACATTACAGATAATATTTCTTTTAACTAATATATAACCTTCAAAACCGGCACCGCTGCCACCGCCGGAACCACAGACCCAAAAAAAGTCACCAAATGTGCCACCACTACCACCGCCACCCTGAGCACGGATATAATACACACCTTTTCTCATATGAACAGTTGTTGAAGCACCATTACTAATATTACAAAGCACGGTATTCGGTTCGTAAGAGTTATACTGATAAACTTTTGCAAATGAATTGTCTGCGTGAAAAGCTGTAATTTTTTTACTATCAGAACCAAACCAACCTATTTTAAAACCATGCGCACGTACCCAAACGCCAATATTTTCCGTCCACCAAAGCGTATTGTCGGAAGTCCTGTAACAAAAAACATAACCGCTTGGTACAGGGTCAGGAAGTTCCGCCGCTACAATATATTTATCACCATCAATAGCATTCCTGTCACTCAAAATTAAACCATAGAATTTTTCCCTATTGAAAGACAATTGTCGAGAAATAACAGTTTCAAGAACTCTTTCTGTATTGAGAAATCCTCCCCCTTCCGCCATTCTATTGGCTTCTAGTCCTTTAACCCCCGGCAACGCATAGATTTCACACCCTAAGTATCCGAAACCGTTGAAAACATGTTTAACCTTTTTCGTGGCACCGGTCCCTGCCATTGTAAAAACGCCAATCGGAAGGGACGCATAATTTTGCCACGTTGCACCTGAATCAATTGTAAATTTGACAATATTTGTACTCGAATCCCACCACAAAGCATAATGTCCGAAATTGCTCGGTGCCGTGTCTTGACTACAGTGGAAAGCAAACCACCAGAAATTATGCGTCGCAGAGATTGAATTAACAAGCTCCGCACTTGCCGGGTCATTTGTAACATCAATGCTTAAATCCGTATCATATCGCACCTTGTAAAAAAGTCTACTACCATCCCAACTAATGGCAGTGATTATGCCGCTGTTCAGACTGTCGCCGACACTAAGAGCCGGAGCGGCCTTTCCGTAAGGAACCCAGACTTCGCTACCGGCATGCAGCGTCGGCGTCGTTCCGTTCACGATTTCAAAATCAATATCATGCGGGATGTATGATACACCATTTTTTTTTCTTTCCGTGTATATTTTTGTAATTGGCTTCGAACCGTTGTAAATACCGAAAGTTCCTTTGTCTCTGATTTTTTTGATAGAACCGTCCTCTTTTGCTACATACAAAGACATTAAGCTTCCTCTTCTTCAATAAAATAAAAAGTTCCAGATACTGGATTATCTGGCAATTCGTTAACAGTTAGAAAACGGTTATCTATAACACCTGTTGCCCGATTATCAATAACAGTATTACCTCCGTCAGTTAAATTACTTAAATAAGTATTTGCGTAAACACCTAACTGATAACTCGGTAAAGTTCCCGGGCCGTTTGAAGTTAGAACATGTCCGGCAGTTCCCGCAGCCAATCGTACGGGTATACCAGCATCACCTTCAACAATCAAATCACCCGCTGTCGTCATCGGGTCTGTTGCTACAAAAGAATGTTTGTTAGGGTCAAGTTCTCCGATAACAATATCTTGTGAACCGTCATAAAGTTTTAAAAGCCAAGGGGTTTGAGTTTTATCAATCCATTTAGTTCCTTCTTTGGCATAATCAGGACGAGTTGTGCCACTGTTAGATGTTAAAATGTTTTCTTGCATTGGTGTCAGATAATCATCCATAAGCTCTGCACCAGAAGGATTTCCTGAAAAATCTACTAACGTTTGTGACATTTAAACAACCTTTCCGTAACCTGCCGAAATATAGTCAAAAGACCTTGTAACATATGAGTTTAAGGTAGCATTAAAAATTTTAACTGTAAAGCCTTTATTATCTTTATTGATAAATTCAACTCTATCATCAACAGCACCATCCTGAACCGTTACGTTAACTGAAGGATTGTTCCAGAAAGCGTTTTCATATGTTATGCTACGGCCAAGTTCCGCATTTGCTATTACAATATCTTCACCGCTTTCGTATCTATCAGGCATGTCGACAGTAACAGTCGCTTTTAATACATTCGGAGTAAAAAACAAATTGTCAATAAATAAAAATATTCTGAATTTACAATATCTAAACACATGTTGAGAAGCGGAAAATTGCTGCCACCCCGTCCAATTTTCATTATCATCACTTAAATTCATTTCAAGACGAGCTTCCCAATTAGCCGATGAAAATGTACGAATTTCTTCCAAAGCTCTAATATTTTCAACAGTTCTTATTTGATAATAAAGATTAAAATTTCGAATTGATTCCACAGAACGAACCGAAACTATATCTCTAACACGCGAACGGTTTCCAGCATTACTTTTAACATCAGCTGTTAAAGAACATTCGTATACTTCTCCTAAATCTAAAGGTTCTGGATTAAAATAATAATATCCTTGGGATTTTTCAGGAGATAAAGTTAAAATACCACCACTTGCGTATGTATTTTCTTTTCTCCCTTCCCAATTTGGATGCTGTATCAATTCTTCAACAACATTTTTATAAGCACCGCTGTCAACTGAAATAATAGCAGTTGCGTTTTTACTCTCAAAACCTAATAAATCAACGGCTTTGATAAGATACATACCCCGATGTATAACCATAGTAACGGTATTACTGGTAACTCTTGCTACGGCTGTTTGTGCACTTTCCCAACTAACA